GCGTCATTGCAAAAGGCCCGGAGCCTTGCGTTACACACGCAGGTGCCGCTCCTTTTTTCATTTCAGTTTTCCGTATTTCGTTCTAATTTGCCATATTCTGTATTTTTCTGCCAAAATCCTGACAAGCCGGTTTCAAATCGGTAAAATTCTTGGCAAAGGAGATACAGGCTATGATTAGGATTATGCTGTCCACCCGCCTTGGCGAACGGCGGATGACGCAGAGTGAACTTGCTCGCGCCACCGGGATCCGCAGCCAGACCATCAACGAAATGTACCATGACTTCTCCGATCGGGTCAATCTGGATGACCTCGACCTTATCTGTGAAGCCCTGGACTGCACACTCAGCGATTTACTTATTTATGAGCCGAATGAGGTGCGCAGAGTAAAAGAGGTCCGGCGAATCCCGAAAACGGTGAGCAAGAGCCGCAAAAAGTAAGCACCTCTCCCCTGCCCGGACGTTTATTCGTCCGGGCTTTTTTCATCTTCATCATTGCGCAGCTGGATGGTCTGCCCATCCGGCATGATGATTGCAACCTTGCCGCCGCACAGTTCTGCTGCCTTGATAAGGTCATCCGCCGACCAGCGGTTCATGCGCACCTTGTTGCTCATTGCCTGCTTGCTGCTCATACCGAGGACTTCAGCCAGATCTGTCTGCTTCTTCCCTGTCATGGAAAGCAGCCCCTTGATGATGTCCGACACTGTCATGTGTTCATCCACTCCTTTCATGTATAGAGTACACCAAAATAAATTACTTGTCAACCTCTTTTATTTCAAAGTAAATCAAAAAAGTTTATCAAAACTATTGACAAGTAAACTGAAAAGGTGTACAATGTAGATGTAAGGCAGAGAGCGAAAGCCCCTTACGGAAAGGAGTGAGGTGAATGGAAGACATGAACGTAACCAAGGCGTTGCTCAAAGCAATCCTTGAACTCATCGAGAAGTGCGACACGCTGGAAGAGCTTAGAGAGAGCGTCAAGAAAATCATGGAGGAATAAAAAAAGAAGACCAGCCACCGTCCAAAGCAACTGATCTTCAACACCGAAACAACGGCGAGCCGGGAGCCTTACCCCGGCCGCCCTCTATTTTATCAGAGTAAGGCCAGAAAGACAAGAGGGTAACACAATGAAGTACATCGATATCAACCGCAAGTTCACCGAGACTGTCAGCAGCTACATCGCACAGGGCTATATCATCAACACCGCTTCGATGTCCGGCAGTCAGGGCGAGATCGCTCACATCGACCTGACCGACGGTAAGCAGATTGTCCGCGTTCTGCTGGACAGCTTCACCGAATGGGAAGATTACAACCAGCTGGAAGGTCTGAAGCTCGTGGTCGGCATCGCCGCTGACAACGTCAATCCCAACGATAACCAGCGCGGCGATGTCATCTGGAACAACCGGTTGGATGTCATCTCCTGCGAGAAGTTCTACAAGCTGAGCAGCAACCGCGACGATTCCGTGTTCTACGGAACGCGAGAGGAGGCCACCGCAGCCAATGAAAAGCGCTTCGAGCGCTACTGCCGCCGTGACTGCCGCATCAAGAAGCACCTTCCCGAAAAGGCTTCTCCGCTGGTCAAGGAATTCGTTCGCCGGAAGTTCGGCCTGAAGCGTGTCGTGGTGAGCAACATCCAGATCGCCAAGCAGAGCGGCGTGTATACCGTCACCTACAACCAGCACAGCGCCCAGCTGCACTGAGGAGGGCAAAACAATGAAAAAGGTAATCTTTACTTACGATTCCAAGGACATGAAGCACGGCATCAATGGCGAGATTGGCGAAGCTTGCGCGTCCATCCTGCTGGACGATGACCGGGCAGAGGAAATCTGGGTAGCATTCAACGAAAACCGTAAAGCCGCAGCCGCCTACACCATGCGGGAACGGGCAATCGGTTTCTGCTGGAGTTGTGAGCATCTGCGTGGACGCGGCTTTATCGAGGGCAGCATCAAGAGTGTACAGGTTGAGGACATTTAACAGGAGGGTTTCACCATGAGCATTGCAACTACTATTCTCAATCAGCTGGGCGGGCCGGGATTCGTTATGATGACCGGGGCCAAGAACTTTGTTTCGGACGGTAACACACTCCGTATGGCCCTGCCGCGTAACGCCAGCGGCGCGAATCGCCTTTACATCACTCTGACCCCGATGGACGATTACACGATGCGGTTCTTCAAGCACACCAATGGCCGGATCACCCGCACGGGCCGCTGGATTGATGACAAGAATACCGATGTCGAGGTGGTCAATGGCGTGTTCTGCGACACGTTGCAGGAGAACTTCACCCGTGTTACCGGGCTGGCAACTCATCTTTGATAGGAGGACAAGAATATGGCAATCGTTGAGAGTGAAAGCGATCTGATGATGGGATGGCTGATGATCCGCACCTTTTACAACTCGCCCAGCATCCCGGACTACTCCGGCAAGGCGGATGCCCTGATCCGCTTAAAGCGGGCGATGCGGAAGTTCATGCGCGAACAGCCGCCGTGCCGGGAGTGGATCGTTAAGGACTACTACGATGGATCGTGCATCCAGCTGGAGCAGTTACCGGATGAGCTGGACAGCTACACCGAGGACGAAGTGCAGGAGTGGTTCATGTGGAATCGGTACATGACCGCCACGCCCAGCCAGTACGATTGCACGGGTCAGCTGTTCACAAACTGGTTCAAGCTGACCCGGCGGCGTGGTCACTGGTTCGCATACCATTCGATTAGTCGAGATGTTTAAGGAGGAAGCACAATGACAGACGAAAAAGCTATTGAGAAGATGGTCTATGACCAGCAGCAGGGCTGGCCGCTGTGCCCCCGCTGCGGCGAGAGGATGCCGGACAAGCTGACCCATGGAGCATTGAGCCGCCACGCCAAGGGCGTGTACATCTGCGAGGCCTGCGGCACCGATGAAGCCCTCCGGGATTGGGCCGGGAACGTCAAACCGCTGTCCGACTGGGTGCTGGTTCGCGTATACAATGGAGATCTTCGGAGGTAATCGATATGGAAGAAATGCTCCTGTCACTGAATGGACCGTGGTCAAACGCAGCCTGCATCGGCTACTGTGTCATGGCGATGCGCAACGCCGGTTTGAGTGAGAAAACACAGCGCAAAGTCCTTGATGAACTGACCCGGTGTTTCGACGACGTGAGTGTTGAAGACGCTGCACAGATGAAGTTCTAACAAACAAAAAATCCCCCTACACTGGCCCGAAGGTCAATGCAGGGGGATTTTTGCGCGCTACCGAGGTAGCCAAATATAAAATCAAGAGTGGACCATGCCGGGCCGCTCTCTACAAAAGCCGAAGCTTTTCAAGTGCCTCTATTTTACACGGCACTCATGCAGCAGTCAAGACTTTTTGCCCAGTGCTGCGGTCATAACATCAAAGGCGTGTTCGATGACAGCATCCAGCACCTCGTCGGTGATGGCCCAGCGGATAGCCGCCGGGCACTTGGCGCGGAGAGCGGCGAACACCTGCTTCTTCTTTTTGGCACCCTGCCCGCTGCCCATAATGGACAGCTCGGCCTTTTCGACCAGCTCCAGAGCCAGATCCTTGACGGTGGCCTTGTAGCCCAGCCGGATGCCACCGACCGCCAGCGAAACAAAGCCCACCAGCATCAGGGCAAAAGCGATGGGCGCGGGAATAAAACTAAGCATAGCTTCCATGATATTTCTCCTTTATGTTCATCAGCGCCCCGGAGATGCCCCTCTGGGGCGCTTTGTGTCGTTTATGATAGTGGGATAGGTCAGATGTACTTATCGGCCCCGGAAATAGCTTTCCAGCTCGCTGGGCCGCAGATGCCGTCCGGGGTCAGCTTGTGTGCTGCCTGCGCTTTGAGCAGCGCGTTTTCCGTGGCCTTGCCAAACAGGCCGTCCGGGGTCAGGCCGAGCAGCCGCTGAAGGAACTTCGTTGCGACACGGTTCGCATCGCCGGTACAGCCGCGCCTAATGGTCGGCAGGATGAATTTCAGGTATGTGGTGGACGGATAGTGCTTCGCAGCATCGCAGAGCCACGTTGCCTTGGCCCCACGGGTGTCCGCATGACAGAACGCATTCCCTGCGTACCAGTAAATGCCGACGCCGCCGAACCCAACCGCCTGAGCGATGATACCCAGTGCGACCGGGTTCAGGCTCCGATCATCAAGCCGCCAATCGGCAGCCATGCCGTAGCGGTGGCGACTGTTCGTGCCGCCGCCCGCTTCCTGATTATGCTTCAGACAGCGGTAGCCGGAAGTGATTTTGATTTTCTTCCCGGCCACCTCCCGGATACGCTGGAGCTTTTCGGCCAGCTCCGGATCTACCATCTGAGTTCCGCAGCCGCACGGGCAGTCGAACTCGTTCCGGCTGAAATTCTTCGTCAGCGCGGTTCTGTCGCCGCGCTGGTAGATAATAACGCTCACGCCTCATGCCTCCTTATAAAAAGTCGTGCTTCTGGAGCCGCTCATTGTACACACGTTTAATGTTCGCCACTGCACAGATGCAGCGGTTGTTCTTATAGTTCGGGTGGCTACGGCAGTAGTCCTCATAGGCGTCAATGACGGCCAAAGTCTCGATGAAATGCTCCCTCGTGTGATGCCTGTCGTCAATCAGCTCGTCATTGAACCTTAAAATCTGGGTGCGGAGCAGGTTTGCGTTTCGCTCGTCGTCAACTTTGATGTGTTCGTCGAGCTTCTGCTGTGTCTGCTTCTGCTGTTCCAGCACCTCGGCGTTCAGAGCGTGGCCAATGAGCTGGGCCAACTTGCTCCACGGATTCAGCTTGATGGGCGAAATCTGCACGAGGGTCAGGAGGACTACGAGCGCCCCGCCCCCCGCTGTAAAAAGTTCCTTGATGTCGTCGATGTTCAATGGTCAGTCCTCCATAATAAAAAGGCGGCCGCGTATCTTCACGCAGTCGCCTTTCCTATTTTGTCCGCTTAGTCCTCGGTGACGAGGCCTTCGCAGCCGGAATCAATCAGCAGCTCCCGAACCTTGCTCTTCAGCTTGGCAGGAACCTCAGCAAAAGTCTTTTTGCCGAGCATGATCTGCTGTGCCCACAGCATTGCCATCATGAACGCACCCTCCTTTCCGAATAAAACTTTGCAAAGAAAATGAGCAAGAATGTCCACGGCCAACTTAGCCATAGACTTCCTCGCTCATCTCTAACAAGCAGTCCGTCAGCATCTGTACCTGCTTCTGCAAGCCAGCGCATGTGTCAACCAACTGCTTTATATCTGCAACGGCGGGCTTTTGCTGCCCGCCGTTGTCACTTGTGTTATCGCCGCCGGTGCCGGTATCCTCGCCGCCAGTGCCGCCGGGGTCAGGCTCCGGGTTGACCACCGTTCCGCCCGCCTCCAGCTGCTCCAGCAGCGCTCTATATTCAGCCTCGGTGATTTCTTCGGCGTCAATCTCGCCGTCGTACACAGCGCCCTCCGGCGGCTTGTTGAGCCACGACGGATGATAGTACCCGCTGCAATCCCGCGGGCAGATGAACTCTGCCTTTGCAGGGTCGCAGACGAGCATCACGCCATGTTTGGGCTGCCAGCGCAGAAACACGTCATTGACGTCCAGCACCTTGCCATCTGCAAGGATTTTATAAAAAATCATGCGTACACTCCTTCCATTCGGTATCCGTGGAACAGCCGCCAGTACAGGGACAGCATTCCCTTTCTGGTGCGGTATGCGTCGGCGTGATAGGAGTTGCCAAACCACGCAGAAAAAGACGCGAAAGCATCGTCCAGCCGCATGACGCCGCGCTGAACCATCCTTGCGAACTTCTTCAGTTTGCGCCGCATTCGGACGATGCCAGCCCGCACGAGGTTCTTCACCAGATGTCCAGTGTCCGTCACCTTATAATAGATTTGCAGGAACTTCATACCCTTGGAGGCTTTTGTGATCGCCGTTTTCTTGGCGTTCATCGAAAGCCCAACCTCGGCCGCCTCACTCTGGATAGTCTGACCAACGTGCTTCAGCTCCTCTTTCGAGGGGCCAGCAGCCATGGTGTCGTCCATGTACCGCTCGTAGGCCCGGACGCCCAGCTTGTCCTTGACGGCATGGTCAATCCCATTCGGGATAACCAGCGCCATGGTCTGCGATTCTTGGCTGCCCAGCGTCAGACCAATGCCTTTATGCCGGCGCAGCTGCTCCGCTTTTGCCGCCCGTTCCGCTTCATCGGCAATTTCATGCAGCTCGTTTTCCTGATACATCCGGGCGATCTTCATGCCAAGGCCCTGAAGCATCCGGTCAAGCCGGATTTCTCGGAATCTTTTCAGGCAATCGCTGTGCCGGAGGTGGTCAAAGAACTTTGTGAAGTCGCCGGTCATAATGAAAAAGCCGTTGCCGTATTTCGCGGCCAGCTCTTTCAGGAACATTGCCAGCCGGTTCCTGGCATCTGTGACGCCCTTTCCCTTAACGCTGGCCGGATTGTCGCGTATCAGAGCGCGTTCCGTCAGCGGGACAAGGCAGCTATCGCAATAGCACCCCTGTACCACACGGCAGTCAATCATGACCGCATGGATCTCGCGCAGCTTCCCGCGCTCATGCAACATGATTCTGCGGATAGTTGCATCCACGTTCAGTTTTCCGGCCAGCAGCGAATCCTTCAACCGTTTCAGCTTCAGGATTGCGTGGAAGATGAAGCGCTGCACATTGCCCTTCCACTCCACGCCCTTCCGGCGCTTCTGCAAGGACTTCATCAGATTTTGGATGGTGAACACGCTGCGGAAGTCTCCGAGCGGTGTCACGTCCTGCAACCGCTGTTCCCGGCTCTTTACCCGGTCCAGAGCTTTGATACGCAGCTCCGCATAGGGAGTGCGCGGCTCCAGCGCGGTTTCTATCTGCTCCCGGACCGGTTTCCCATGCCAGCAGCAGCGGCGAGCGGCATCATTCGCGGCCACGGTCAGCAGCTCCAGATCAATGCTGCCGTTCTCACGCCACGACCCACGCGCCCGCGCTTCTCGTTTTGCGGCTTTCCGAGCTTTACTTCGCTCTATCCTAGCCATGATTTGTTCTCGATTGGTCAAAGAATCTACGCCCTTCCTGCTACTTATAGTGTGCATTCTAAACAGGTTTGCGAAGCGGTGATGAAACAGGCCCAGCACATGACCTGCCATGAAAGAATCGTCCCGCCGCCCCGCTCAGGGACACCGATACGGTGCGCCAGCCTTAAAACAGGCCAGCCATCAATTTACCGCCTTTACAGACGGATGGTTGCACATTCCTTCTTAACTCTCTGGGTATTTTCACCTTTATGCACGGTTACTACTAAGCTAAGAATCCGGGGCAGAACGCCGTTGTTGTTCGTTGCGTTGTTGTTGTTGCCCGCCCAGCCGGTGTTGTTCACATTGTTGAAGTTGGTAGACGCGGACACCGAAGCATCGCGAAGCCAATACCACCGGCAAAGCCTAAAACAATATGCCACCATTGAAATCATCATTTCAACTTTCCGAAGCGTTTCCTATCGGAACTTCGCAGACCGGAAAGCAATTTGATGCATTCATTGATTTGCCCTGCCCACTCGTCCATCGTATTTTCGCTGTAACACATGACGTTCCACAGCGCATACAATGGCCGCTGCAATCCGTTCAGGTTGTCGATTGCTCGTTTGAGGTACTTATCCCGCACCTCATACTGCTTTCGCGTCGTGGGGAAAATGTCGTTGCCCTGCAAGGTGCAGAACAACGCATCATCCACGAATTGTAAAATCTGGTCGGACAGGTGGTCCTTATATTCCAAAGGTACAGAGCAAATTTTGGAGTAGGTGTATTTGTGCAGCTCTCGCATTTTATTCAAGAACATTCGGTCATCCGAATATTTCAGGTCAAACGTCTTTATCATGGGAACCTCTCGATCGTCCTCAAAGTGTGCAGCGCCGTGGAGCAGGGCCAGCTCCTTGTTCACAAGGTCTCCCCACTCCCGGATGCCGCCCTCTTTGGAATCGAACAGGCTCCAGTATACGACGAGCGGTTTCTGAAGCGCAACCAGACATCGGATGGAGCGCTCAAAGAGCTTCCGCCGGTCTGCTCGACCGGTCTCCGTCCTACTGTCGGCCTCATTCGCCATGATGGCCGAGTGGTATGCGCTGGTGGTCAGTTCCATCAACCGGGGCCGGACAAATTTCTTGTACCGGGCCGGGATATGGTCTGCCCGCTGTGCGGTCAGCTGCACCAGCCTTGCACAGTTCATTTCAAACTCTGTCGTTGACAGTCTGCGATTTCTTGCGAGAACCGACACATTATCACCTCCTCCACGATAAAATATCACAAAATCCGGCAAATTGGAACCAATTTCGGAGAATTTGCCGCGAGGCGGCTGCGCCGCCCTCGAAATTTGCCGCGACCGGCATCTGTTCTGGGCGGACTGACGCCGCCCAGATTTTGCCAGATTTTACAGATGAAGCCGGGGCAGAACGCCGTAGCTGGTCGTAGCGTTGCCGCCGTAGCCCGCCCAGCCGGTGGCGTACACACCGTTGAAGTTGGTAGACGCGGACACCGAAGCATCGCGAAGCCAATACCACCGCGCCCTTACCCATGCGTGTCCATTCCAGAGATATCCCACGTTACTGTCGGCAGAACAAATCCACACATCGCCCTTTTTAGGGGTCTTGGGCGCGGTGCTAGATACCGTGAAATTCACGCTCTGCGCCAGCGTATAGCCCGCAAACTTGATGCGGACACGGTCAGATGTGAACCACGGGATCTGCTCGCCACAGTACACAAACGGCTCCGTATTGGTTCCGTTCATCTCACGCATGGAGGGCAGATAGACCTTATCCTCGGATTCCAGAATACCAGCCGTGCCCGCGCCGTAATCCACGGACGAGATGTGCACGGACACCAGCATCCGGCGCAGCGCCGAAGGCAAACCGGTCAGATAGCGCTTCTGGAGCCAGCTGCGCATCTCGGATGCGGGCCAGCCTCCAGCGTTGCTGTTGGTCGGGTTCATGCGGTGGTAGCCGTTCAGCAGACCCGCGTGAATCAGGTCGATGGAGGTCGTACCGCCGCCGGTCTTGGTTGCGCCGCCGGTGCCGATGACCTCCAGATAGCTTTCCTCACGCGGCCATGCTGCCATCTTCAGGCACTCAGTCTCACCGAGGTCGTCTTTCCAGAGCTTGCACCGGTACAGGAAGCCGGTCGCGAAGTTCTTACCGTCATTGTCGCAACCCAGCATGAGGGTCGCGTCAGATGCCGTGTCGATGGTCTTGGTCAACTCGCGGGAAATGATATCGTCGCCGTTCGGGTTCGCGAAATAGACGAACAGGTTCCGGCTGCCCTTGACATGGCGCAGAACCACCAGCTCGCGGTACTGGTCGGACACATACTGTGTGCCAATGCCGGAGATCGTAGACAGGCCCGTGCCACGACCATTGTTCACGGTGTTGGTGGACCACTGGACGGCCGTGCCGCCGCCGCTGTATTTCACCTTGAAGCCGTGATAGCCGGTCTTGGTAAAACAAGCCGCCACACACGCTTCTGCCGTCGGCTGGTCAAATACGCAGTCCACAACCAGTGTCCAGCCGGTGTCCCTGTCCATGATCTTCACGCCGGTATCCTTGGAGGTCTTGCCGTCCAGCTCCATATTTTCAGCCAGCAGCACAGATTCCACGTTGTCGAACTCCGGCTCATAGCCCATGGTGAACGGAACGCGAGTCTTGATGTTGTCCTCTGTGAAATAGAGGGCAGACCGTCCAGACTGCCGGATGCCGTACAGCTGCGCCAGATTCAGGTTGGACAGGTCATCGCCGAAGTTGGGCAGGGTGCCTTTAATCCACCGTGCATAGACGTCCATATTCTCCCGGACGTGCGCCGTGGACTTATCCCAGCCGTCGAACAGATAATAGATGAAGTTTCCCTCTTCGTCCGTGCGCTCCGGGTCGTCGGGCGGTACTGCCTCGGTGTCATAGTCTACGGTCTTTGTGCCCACAACTACGCCGGTCTGCGAGTACCAGCGCACCGTATAGCGCTGCGGAACGCTGGTATAGGTTGCCTTGACGGTCAGCTCGGACAGCACCTGCGTCAGAACCGTATCCCATCCAGAATAGGTGAACACTTCCGCCTGAGTTGCTTCTCTGGTCGGAGTATCCATCAGCCCGGTTGCCACCGGGTCAGGGCAGGTCGCGCCGCGGTCAACGAGGATTTCTGCCGGGGAGCCATCTTTGAAGGTCAGCTTTGTCCCGTCATAATCGCAGAACGTCACCTTGTACTGCTGCACGGTCCCGCCATAGGTCAGGGCCAAATCGGGCCACGCTGCGGTGTACTTTTCCACCTCAGCCTGACGAATGACGGAGGTATAGACTTTGCCAGACAGCGAGGACTGCTGGACTTCCAGACCGTTTTCGTCGTAGCCGCCCATGCCCAGCAAGCGATTCATCAGGTCTGTGCCGGTAAGCTGCCAGTCGATGCCCACAAGGCGTACCGTGTAGAGCTTGGCCGCTGCGTTGACAATATCAAGCGCAGCCGGGAACGGCGTGTTCTCGTGGCGCAGACCGGTCAGGTTTGCGTAACCGTCCGCCACCTCAAAGGTCTTGATGTTCTGCATATTGCGCAGCGTCAGGCTGACCGGGCGCTCCAGATAGCAGGTTTCCAGCGCAGAGCCAGCAGCAAAGTTGACCGCGCTGACCGGCGTTCCCTTGAAGCTGGCGACTTTCAGGGCCACACAGCCGGACACGTCCACCGGTGCGGTCAAATTCGGGCAATGGTCGATTCGCAGCTCTTCCAGCACGGCCAGCGCCGAGAAATCCAGCTTGATAGAGGACGTCAGGTTGACGTTGGAATAGCCGTCCGCGTCGCTGCCAATGACGATGGAACGCAGCTTGGTGGCTGCCGAGAAGTCAGCTTGATTGGTGTACACGCTGGCGATGCCCTCCACAGCCTCCAGCATGGATGCGGAATAGATGTAGATTTCGGTATCGTTCAGCGCCGTATCAGCGCTCATGCTCAACGTGACTGGCTCGCCGCGCTTGCAACGCTGCTGCTTCAGGATGGAGCCGAACAGGATGGACACATACAGGTCAGAATACGGCGTGATGGTGATAGCGGCAATCTCGCCGGTGGGACTTGCGAAGCCGCGCAGGGTGATCTTGTCGTTCCGGGCCGCCGCCGTATTCCATTTGGAGGCGAAGTAGATACTGTTGTACTTTAGGAAATAGTGACGCTGAAGCTCTTTCGTGCCGTTCATCATGGGGATGAACATCGTGACGGCTGCACCGTTCTCCTTCAGGTCCTCATAAGGGCGGATATACTTGCGCCGCGCATCTGCAACCAGCAGACGTGCCGGGCGGAGCTTCTGGTAGGCGTCAAAGGTAGCGTTCAGGCGGTCGGCGTCGAACAGCTCCGTCAGGGTGGAAACCATCGTGTTCAGGCGGTCGGTCAGCAGGTCGCGGACATTGGCCCACAGAACAGAATTCTGTGCGTTGAAAACGTTGCCGCCGTTCAGCTGGTCGGTGTCCTCCATGCCATAGTCCAGCGCGAGGTCGCCCTCGTTGTTGTTGCCCATGGCCGTGTCCATATCGTAACCGAAGCAGTAGTCCCAGATGGGATGCTCTGCGGTCACGTCATGGCAATGCGGGAACGTGTTTTTTGCGCGGTTGTCCGGCATGGTGAAGAAGCTGGTGAAAACATAGTGATACAGGGTAGACTTGCTCTCAAAGTGCAGGTCAAACTCGTTCACGAACTTGGCCGCACGATACTCCGCCGTATCGTTGGAGTAGGTCACACCACCGTATACCACCGGACTGCTCAGTACTTCGCCGGTCGCCGCACTGCGGTCGGTGGAATACACCCACTTGATAACATCGCTCCACGCCTTCCGGGCCACGGCCTCGTCACAGCCATCCGCGATGTAGCGGAAAGACAGCGGCGCATTGGGGTTGTCGTCGCTCTCCCAGCTGGAGGCGTCTTCTGCGCCCTCATAGCCCTTGAAACGGTTGTAGACGTGGGTGTTATTGCACAGCTCCACGATGCACTCATTGGGGCGCTGGGTGCTGTCAAGACCCTGCGCCTTTTTGTCTTTCTTCGAGTTGCCGAAATCGCCAACGCCGTAGAAAATCCACTGACCCTGCGTGAAGCCCTCTTCCGCGCTCTCGTTATACACGAAGATAACGCAGGGGTGGAACTCCATTGTGTCGCGCACCTTGGGATTCGCTGCACGAGCCGCCCGGATATACGGCTGGTACTTGTTGAACAGTTCCGTCAAGGTGGCGTTGTTCATATTCTCGCTGGACGCAATGTTCAGCTTGACGTTGAAGTAGGTTTCACCCATGGAATCGTCCGTCATGTCATAGCTGTCGGCTTCAACCGTCAGGCCGTGTTCATCCGTATAGACGAACTTGCCCTTGCAGTCAAAGTCCATGTTGCGGCCCGCCTTGCCGTAGGCATTGGAGCTGGTGCCCTGCCCGCGGTGAACGACGCTTTCGTTCTTCCAGCAGTCTTTTGCCCGCGCACCATACAGCAGGTGTTCGACGCTGGAGCCGGAGACCTTATCGTTTTTGTCGGTGGTGAAGCGCGGAACCCGCAGTTTGATGACGCGGAGACCGGGATTTTTCTTCGCCAGATTGTTGATATACGCCTCGTCAATGGATGCTGCATTCCAGTCGGTGATGATGTTGCCCGCGCCGTCGTCCACGCTGTTGCCCTCATAGCGGGCAATCATCTCGTCCGGGTCGGGCGCGTCTGCGATGTAGTTGTCCATCATGTCCGCGTCGCCGAGGCTGATGTCGTAATACTTGCAGCGGTACAGCCAGACATCACAATCCGGGCTGCCGATGGTCAGCGGCACCGGGGTGCGCTGGGTCAGGCGGTCGCCCTCCGAATAGGTGGCAAACCGGGACGGAATGCCCTGCAAATTCAGGAACAGCTCGCTATTCTTCGTCCGGCTGGTGATGTTGTAGCACAGCTCAGTGTACTCGCCCTCGCAAACGAACTGGCTGATGCTGGTCTGCTCGGTGGAGAGGGTCACTTCCTTGGCGTTCACATTCAGACCGATGCCGTCCGAAAGACACTGTGCAATCACAGCGTCAAACTTGCGCGCGTTCTTGGCCGTGTAGATCATCTTGAAAGATGCGCCGTATGCCTGAATATTGGACGAGCCGAACAGGTTAAAGTTGATGGTTGCCGTATGGCCCGCGCGGACAACAAAGGCCGTGTTGCCGTCGCTGTCCTGCTGAAAGCCGCCGTTGGTCCAGTCGAAATCTTTATCCACGGTCAGAGATACGCCGTTGGATTCCCATGTGTCGCGGTCTGCTGCGGAGTTGGAGCGGCCCGACGGGTCAAAGTCAAACTTCGCGTCCACGTTGGCCGGATGGATGTCATAGCCCAGCGCGGTGGCCGTGTAGGTTATGGTGACGGTCGTTTCGCCGCAGGTCAGCGTCAGGGTATGCTCGCCCTCAGAGCGGGGCTTGTACGCCCACGACTGCAAGCTGCGGCCCACGGTCAGCGTAGTTTCCACGCCGTCAACGGACTGCTTCACGCTGGCCTGCTCGGTGCTGGGATCATAGACCATATACTGAAGTGCAGCAGTCATATACACGCTGCCAGAAGGCTTCTTGTTCTTGACCGTAATGATAGGGACATTGCTGGAGCTGTCCACGACCGCAATGCAGAAGTGGACGGTCGGGCTTTTGATTGTGTTCCCGCTGGCGGTCGTAGTCGTATAGATGTCGATGTCGTGAGCGCCGTGGGAATTGATGGTCAAGCTCTGCACGAGCTGGCGGCCAGAATAAGAGGTCGTGGCCTCTGCCGCCTGAACGCCGTCAACGAGGAAGTGCGTGGTCTTGCTCATGCCGGAGCCGACCGGAGTGTACATGATGCGGAACGCCGTGCCGACAGTGTACAATGTGGATTCCGACAGCGTTGCAGTGACCGAAACCGTCAGAACCGAGATGTTCCACGTTTTGGAGCCGGTCGCGCCGTTTTCATCGGTGACAACGACCTTCACCTTGTTGTCACCGGACACCAGCCATGCGCTGGGGTCAAAAGTGATTTTTTTGTTCTGTACGATGTTGGCCGTGGCCACCTGCTCACCGTTGACATAATACGCAGCAGCGCCGCCAAAGTCCGGGTCAGTGTCGGTAAAGGTGTAGGACACCTCCGTGCTCTGACCCTGCGCAATGGCAAAAGACAGAGCCTTTTCGCCGTTGACGTAGGTTTCGTTGGTCAGGGTGACGCCGGAGGAACCGCCAGAGCCGCCGCCTCCGCCGCCCGGAATGTACACCGGGTCGATGACGTCTTTCTCGTTTTCGTCGTACAGATGCAGGTAATAGGTTTCCGTGTCGTAGTACATGGAGCTGAACGCCAGCCCGCCGGAAGCCTTGATGGGCAGCGTGATGGTGCCGCCGTTGGTATAGGTGATCTTCAGGCCATCATCCACGGACTGTACATCTTGTACAACACCGTTTTCAATGATTTCCTGAAACTGGGCCAGAGTGTTGGCCGCTGCGGTTGCCTGAAGCTCTGCGGTCTTTGCGGATGCAGCAGACTTCGAGGCCGCCTCGGTCGCAGTCTTGATGTTGGCCGCTGCATCGGCAGCGTCAGACATTGCCTGTTCTGCGGCAGTTTTGGCTTCTCCTGCGGTCGTCTTCGCTTCGCTCGCCGTGGTCGTTGCCGTGGTTGCAGCTTCGACAGCCTTTTGGGAAGCCTCGGCCGCCTTTCCTGCCGCCTCCTGCGCAGCGCTCGCAGAGGTAGACGCCTTAGATGCTTCGTCCTCTGCTTTGACAGCCGCCGTGCTGGCTTGGGATGCAGCAGTCTGGGCCGTGGAGACCATGCCCTCCGTGTTGGATGCCGCAGTCTTCGCGTCTGCTGCGTCCTGCACAGCAGTCTTTGCAGCAGATTCGGCAGAGGTCGCCTTTACCTCTGCGGCAGAGGCCCGCTCTTCGATATTGCCGACGGAATCCGAGACCTGCTTTGCCGTTGCCAGCGCTTCTTTTGCAGCAGTTTCAGCGCGGTCTGCATCACCCTGCACGGCATCTTTCAAGGTCTTGACCTTGATATTATAGGTCTCGTCATTGGAAGAAACCAGAAGCAGGTCGTCATCCTGGGCTTCCGTTACCGTGGCGAAATCCTGAATGCGTTTTTCAGCCATTTACAAATTATCCTCCTTTGCGTTCGTCTTATCGTCTGTCCCGGCATTCGTCCCGGCGTCCGGGTTGGTTTCGGTGTCCTTGCTGCCGGACATCGTTTTTAGCAGCGAGAAGATGCTGTCCAATGTTTCCTGTGCTGCCGTCAGCTTTTCGTCCATCGCGGCCAGAGAGGCCGTGTGCCCGTCTACCGTAGTATGAACCTCGGCCAGCTCTGTGGACTGAGCAGCAGCGGTCTTTTTCAGCGCCGTCACATCCGTCTGTATTGTAGCCAGCTCTGCCGACTGGTCAGCAGCAGATTTTTTCAGGGCCGTCGTGTCCGCCTGAATCCCGTCCAGAAGCTTCCGATCGGCTGTCTGTGCGTCCTTCACGGCGACCAGCGTTGTTGTGTTCTTATCCACCACAGACCGGATGCCATCCGCTGCTGTCTTAATATCCGAGAGGGCCGTCTGGATAGCAGCCAGCGTCTTCTTGACATCTGCCGCCGATGTTTCCAGCCCGGCCAGCGTGGTGCGCTGCTCTGTGAGGGATGCCTGCACATCCTTGACGGACTGCAAGAGCTGCGGAAGGGTGACAGCTTCCTCGCCGTCCCCGCCTTTCATAGATTTCAGTTCACCGGACAAGTTCTTCAGCTCCTCTGCCAGTTCATCGGCCTGTTCTATCAGAACGGATTTTGTGATGTGGTACTTCTCTGCATCATCGTCGAAGAAAATGCAGTCCTCCATGTGGCCCGTTTCCGGGTCCCGCGCTCGCATGGAAATGTACTCGTCCGAATATTGCACCTCGGCGCGGGAGACCGGCGTACTTCGAGCCGCAGTCAGAGCTTGTGCGGAAACGCTGCGCCTTGCGCTGCCGGTCTTGGTAACGACCAGACCATCATCCGCAGACATCGCAACGCCGCCATAGTCGGCGCTCATTTCCAGAAACACCTTATCGCGGTTCTTGTCGCGGTTTGTCAGATATGGATATTGCCGGGTGGCCTCGGTGTTGGTCGGTGCGCTGATGGTGTTTGCGTAGCCGATATCCAGCGTGGCCTCCATGGAGTAGATGGAGCTGTGTACCTGATCTCCGATTTTGACCTGATCGCCCAGCTCCGTTGCGGGGTCAAACACCGCATCTGTGGCCGTGAACGGCTCGTAGTCGATGCCGTGCAGCATGGAATAGAGGTCGTTGCAGATGCCCTGACAGGAATAGGGGCAGTTGTCCACGGTGATTTCAAAACCGGAATCATCACCCTGCGAGTACGAGTTGCCTTCCTCGTCCGTCATGGTGACCTTGGACACCACAAGCCGCTTGCCGGTGATGACAGAGCCGTGCACGAACGGCACATGGATAAGGCCCTGTTCAGCCTCGATTGCACCGGTCTTGTCGTAGACCAGCGTGAAGCCGTCTGCCGTTACAATGCGGTTGAATTCATGGTCAACGACCGGATAGACCATCGGGACCAGCGAGCCAACACCGCTGCCGGTCTCCGGGGTCTGCGCTTCTCCGCTGCCGCTGGACAGCTTCCACGCCAGCGCGTAGCCATCGCCGGTGATGATGTCGTTGTAGCTATCATCCACGATGCGGTAGGTTTCCGTGGGCGGCGCGGTCAGCGTCACCAGCCGGAGCATACCTTCGTCCGTGATAGTCCAGTTGCCACCGTTGCAGGCTCCAATCCAGCCAAGAATCTGCTGCATGGTGTACCCCTTCGGATAAGGGACCATGTAGTTCAGGCCGCGATTGATGCGGGTGCGCGGGTCAAGCGGAGTGCCGATACGGTACGCGATTTCCTGCACCACAACGGCCATGGACTTTGGCCAGTCGCTTTCGCTGTCGCTATCGTCCACCATGGCCTGCGAGGTCTTGAGCATCGCATCATAGCAAGACAGCGTATAGAGGTTTTCAGACCCGGTACAGGTATCAACCCAGAACTCGCCAAACGGTAGCGTTTCCGTATGTTCAGTAACGTTCAGATCTGTGAGCCGGGCGATGATGCGCACCGCAGCTGCTTCCGGGATGGTTTCGCCATCTTCCAGCAGGACATTCAGCTTCAGGGAGGCTGCATTGCAGTTGCCGATGCTGAGCGGCTCCGTTGCAAGGCTGTGACTGATTTGCGGCGCAGAAATACGGAAGTATTCTTTGCCCGCAATGACAGCGCGAGCGTCCATATTGAACCGCCCGCGAGCTGCCAGCTCAGTCCACTGCTTCGTTCTGTGCCTCGTAGTGTCTCACCTCCTTACTGCTCCGTCATGTTGAACGCCATACCCACATAGTAGGTCTTGCCGGTCGATTTGTCGTACCGCTGCGCACCGAAGGGCCGGTTTGCGCAGTAGTAGGTCTTGGTCAGGTATCGCCCTGCATCCGGGTCCAGCAGTGTGGCGTTGAAGAACGTCTGCTTCAGGTCTTTCGACAACTGGGCAGCGACTTCCTCCGGGATATCAACGAGCGTGACCGACCATTTCAGCTTCGCGCCGATTTTGTTTCGGACCATGAGCGCGTCCAGCGTGTTTCGGCCAGATTTGCTGGAATCCACATCGCTGTCCGTAGGGGTCAGGCCGCCCTCTGCCACCCACTTTGTATAGTCATGGTCACCGATTTTGAGAATCGGTTTCATAGGGTTTTCGCCTCCTTATACTTCCGTGGGAGTCAGCAGCGGCGAGGTGCCGAACATCCGGGTCTTGCGGTTGATATAGTCAACCGTGTGCTGTGCGAGGCTGTCAGCGTCCACGTTGACCTCCGCACCACTGTACTGCTCGACCGCTGCGCAGATGGAATTCGTGGCGCTGCCAATGGCCTGCACGATGGTTCGGGTGGTTTCCTCGTTGGACGCATGGATTTCTTCCAGCACGTTCCCGGAGCCGCCGCTCTTGCCGTTGTCCACTGCATAGGGAGTGACCGTACCGGATGCCACCGCAGGGATGGAGAAGCCAGCGCTCTGCGTGATTTCCGTCAGGCGATCTAGCAAATTCGTGAAGCTGTCGGCCACCTTGTCGGAGAACCGGGTCAGGACATCATCCAGACCGTCCACGATATCGACCTTGCCCGAAACTTCGGACAGCAGCGGCATACCGCTTCCGGCGACCGCTTCGCTCGCGTCCGCCGTCCCGGCCTTGACGGTGTCCACAAGATCGCCCATCTGGCTCTCTGCGCTATCCAGCAGGGCCGGCATAGCGTCCTTCATGCCCTCGTCGATACCGGCGGGCAGGAACTCGCCGATCTCGTCCGCCATCAGCTTGGACGGCGAATGAATGCCGAAGAAATTTTTGAAACCATTGACGATGTTGTTTCCAACATTCTTGATGCCGTTCCACAGCCCCGTCGCGGCGTTCTTGATGCCGGTTCCGATGCCCGAAATGATGTTCTTGCCAGTCTCTACTGCCTTGCTGGTCACGTTCTTCACGCCATTGAAGATGCCGTTTATCACATCACCGATGGCTTTCAGTGCATTGCAGATGACATCAATGACCGGCTTCAGGATGTCTACAACCAGATTGACGATTTTTGCAATAACACCGAAAATCGCGCCCAGCACATCGCCAATCAGCTTGATGGCCGGTGCCAGAGCGTCCACGACCGCACCCACGATTTCAGCCAGCACCGTGATGATGCCGCCCAACACTTCTGCAATGACTTGGATAATCGGGGCCAGAGCTTCCACAATGGCCGAAATGATATTGGCCACCGCGTCAAAGATAGCGCCGAATGCGTCTGCCAGAGCATCAATCGCCGGGGACAGCGCATCCACGATGGTTTGCAGCAGATTCCCGATGGTTTCAAAGATTTTCGATACGACATTCCAGATCGCCTCAAATGCCGGAGACAGCGCATCGCTGATGGTGTTCCAGATTTTTTGCAGACATTCCAGAATCGTGGAGATAATCTTGCCAATGCCGTTGATAAGCGGGGTCAGCAGCTTTGCGATATAGCCGATGATGGTTCCCAGCACCGTGATAACATCGCTCAGGAAATTGCCGATGATCGTAATGACCGGCGCAATCCAGTCGATGATTTTTGCAAGGATGCTGCCCACAAGCTCAAACAGCTGCGCAATCAGGCCTTGCAGCATGGCGAATACATTCTTCACCAGTTCCACGATGGGTGTCAGGGCTTTCTTGATGGCTGCCATGACCTTTTCAATCGCTTTCTTGATGCGGTTTACCGCGTTCAGAACGGAATCCCGGAACTGCTCGCTATACTTCCATGCACCCGCGATAGCCACAGCAATGAGGGCGATAACGCCCACGGCAATGAGCAGCTCCACGTTGACACCTTGCAGGGCCACCAGAATCCCATCTTTCAGGGCACTGAATATCTGGCCGCCGTTCGCCACGATGTATTTTATACCCTCAGACATACCAGAGGCCAGACCGGAGATAATGGTCTTGCCCGCTTTGATAAGGCCGGGCAGACCTTCCTGCTCATAGGCTTTGTTCAGGTAGTCCAGAGAGGTGTTGATGAAGCCGGAGATGGCCAGTCTCACATTCTCGTCCAGACTGTCGAAGAACAGGGTTGTCAGGTTCCCGGCCAGCTCCAGAAGGTCGGAAGTGTCAATATCCGACCAGTCGATACGGAACAGGCTCTTGATCGTGTTGTAGATTTTGCCCAGACCGGTGTCATCATCAAAGGCATCTTCTATCTTTTCGAGGTTTTCCTTGATTTTTTCAAGAGTGGTCGGGGCCACCTCCGCAACAGCGTCCGTTGCAGCGTCAACAGCAGCGCCCGCCAGCTGTGCAGCTGCTTTTTTGACATCGTTCGTTGCACTTTCCATACCGACAATCAGACCGGCAGCGATAAAGCCGCCCTGTTCGGCAAAGACACGCGAGGGCGAGTGAATGCCCAGCAGTGTTTTGAAGGTGTTGATAAGGGCGAGGCCCACGTTGCTGATGGAGGTCTTGACTTCCTCGATTTTGGAGGAAATGCCGTTGATGATGCCCGCCAGCGCGTTTTTGCCAGCGCTCGTAAACTTTTCCTTCAGGTCAGTTGCGAAGGACACGACCTTTTGAATCACAAGGTCGAGCTTTTCCTTGACCTTCTGCGGCATACCGGCCAGCTGGGACGCTGCATTCGTCACAGCGTCCGAAGCGCCACTTTTCAGCTTGGAAATAAGGCCGGTTGCGAAGGACTTCGCTTTGGTGATTGTGTTGTCGAATTTTTCTTTGGCCTTGCCTGCCAAATTGCCCAGCTGCGATACTGCATCCGTCACAGCATCGCCAGCACCGGACTTCATGCGGGAAACGATGTTCTTTGCGAAGTCCTTCACCCTGTCGATGGCTGCATCCAGTTTCATCTTCAGCTTGGAAGCCAGATCCTTGAACTCGTCAACTGCCCTGGTCACTGCGTCAGCCGCAGCATCCTTGACCTTGGACTTCAGGTCGCTGCCCCAGCTGACCACCTTATCCAGCGCATCGTCCAGCTTAGCTTTCAGTTTGGACGGCAGTTCCTTGATGCCATCCAACAGGCCCGCGATAATGTAACCGCCGATTTCGGCCATCTTTTTGGACGGCGAATGAATCTCAAATGCGGCGCAGATGCCGTCCCAGAACGGCTTGAAGATGTTATCGACAATCCATGTGCCGACGCCCACAACCGCGTCCACGATTCCGTTGAAGATGCCGTAGATGATGTTCGCGCCCACGGAATCAAAAGGCCCCTCGTCAATCTTCTGCTGGAAGTAGTCTGCAATCTGGGAAACCAGACCGCCGCAGAAGTCCAGCGCAGCGATGAACGCCTCACCGATGGCCCGCGCAAGGGCCTCTGTCAGCGCTGCCCAGTCCACACTGGACACGGCGCGGATGACGAGGTTCACCAAATCAGCGCCCAGCTGGTAGGTGTCAATGCCGTCCAGCAGGTCGGCCAGGGAATTGATTGCAGCCGTAAATGCATCGAAGAAGCTCTTGACCGCTTCCTCAATGTTGCCGTTCTGCATTGCATCGGACAACTTGGCCGTGATGATCCGCCCGATTTCACGCCAGTCCTTACTTTCCAACCAGTCTTGCAGCTCTTTGTAGAAGCCGGAAAAACCGCTGGTGAACGCCTGAAGGGCTTTCGTCCAGTCCAGCTCTTTCAGGAAACCACCGGCCACGTCCAGCGCCACAGTGAACTTCTTTGCCAGCAGCCGCCCGAAGATGTCCCAGTCAACCTCATTGATGATGCTGTTGACCGCCTCGGCCAGATGCTTGCCGATGTTCACCCAGTCCACCGTATCCACGGTGTAGTACAGTGTTTGGATGGCGGCATTCATGCCCTTGCCGATTTTCGTTCCCCAGCCAGACCAATCAACACTGTCCACCAGCTCGTTGATTTTGTCTCCCAGTAAAGTGCCGAGGCCTTTCCAGTCTGCTTCCTCGAATGCCTTTTTCAGCTTGTCCGCAAAGTCCAGCACCGCGCTGTCGATGGGAACCTGCTCAAACATCTTGGATGGGTCAACGGAGCCGTCATCCTTCGTGCTGTCACTGCTGTTGTCGTCCAGAATGTTCAGCTCGTCAAAGCTGGCCAGCGCGGCCTTTGCCTTTTTGGCCGACTGCGATGTTTTATCCAGCGACTTTGCATAATTTTCCTGAATCGCGGTCGCCTTGGTGTACGTCTTTGCGCCGGTCAGCGCAGCCGTCAGCATACCAATCTTGGAGACCGCATTAGAAATCAGGTTGATAAGCGTAACCAGCGCCGGAGCCGCTGCCCTAAGAATGGGGTCAAATGCGCTTGCGAAGCTGTTCTTCAGCCTCGTCAGCGCAGACATCAGGGACGATATGGCGGCGTTTGTCCGACCGGAATACCGGGCAAGGTTCTTGTAGCCGTCCACCAGAGCGCTGCGCAGCTTACTCATGAGGGTGAACAAGCTGCGAACGCCCAGTCCGTACCGCAGCAGCGTTCCGATGCCAGAGTTGAAGCTGGAATGAGTTTTCTTTGCACGGAGGGACAGCCGCAGCATAGCCGCAGCGCCCTTACCCAGCATGGAAACCATGCCCTTCAGGCCGCCAACAACGGTCTTTCCTGCCATGCTGCCAAACCTTGAAAGCGCAGATGTGCCGCGTTCGACGCGCTGCACCATGCTGTCGAGCTTCTCTTTCGTGGCATCGAGGGCATCACTCATCTGCTGGTATTCTGCGGTATCAGCACCGGAGTTGAACGCGGTTCCGTCGCTCTCCATCTGGGCCGCTTCCGCTCTGTAATCTTCCAGCTTGTTTCTGGTCTGTTCGATGCTGTATTGCAGATTCTTCCACTTCTGCGAGGATTTAGACACATCCAAATCCTCATACATGGTTTCTTTGTCAAGGAGCTTGCCCAGCTCCTTTTCGGCCTTGCCGATCTCCGTCTGGAGCCACTTGTAGTCATCTGTCGGAATCCGCATCCTGCCCAGCTGGCCCAGTTTTTCCTCCAACGCAGAAATCGTTTCCTGCATCGGCCCCACCTTGCCGTCAAAGGATTCTAAGGCGCTGGCGCTGCCCCGCATCGCCTTTTTCATGGTCGGTGCAAGGTTGTTTACCTTGGTTTGCAGGGAGCCGATAGCGCGCTGCATCTCTTTGCTGCCCTTGTCGAAACCTTGGGTTTGCAGTTCGGTATCAACGACAATAGAGCCGTCTGCCTGTCCTGCCATTTTGCCACCTCCTTAATCCAGCAGTTTGTTGAGCCGGTCAAGTTCATCCTGTTCTTCCTTGGACAGACGTTCCTTCAGAGTGCAGATGTCCTTGTTGGCGGCCCAGAACTCCCTTTCCCACTTTTCCAGCTTCTTGCCCTTGGCTTTCTTGGCCCGCAGCGTCATGACCTGTGAGAAGATGCCGTCATGGATCTCCATGAAATAGCCCATGAACGTCCACCAGTGCAGATGCGGGATGCTGCGCACCTCGCACCCGGCCACCCTGTTGACAGCAGGGAAAATCAGCGGCGCATCCTGCTCCCAGTCCATCGTCCGCACCGAGGGCCTGTTCTGGCCGCTGCCGGTGTGAACGCCGCAGTCCATGAACTCGACCGCCGCCTTATAGGCTGCGCTGTAATCATCCTGCGGCATCTGGTCGAAGTCCCGGTAGAGGATGAACAGGCAGATGTAGACCTTCTCCTCGTTTTCCAGTTCCGGGTCGCTGAACGCTTGCAGTATCTTCAGGATGTCCTGCATATCCGTGCGGATGGCGTAGCTCTTACCGTTGACATCCAGCCGGGTGGGAAGTTCGCCGATCACTGCTGCGGACCTCTGCGCCGTTTATTGCCGCCATTCCGGTGCTTGCCAGTGCGGTAGCCGTGGGTGTACTTGTCCACGCGGCTCTGTGCGAGGTTCATTTCGTGGTCGAAGCGCTTTTCGATGTACGCGCCCACGGCCTCGATTGCCACCTCGCAGTAGAAGCGGCCACCAACGATAGAGAAGGGGTTCATCTTGCCGAAGAACGCCTCTGCGAAGTTGCCATCAAACAGGGCGTTCAGCTTATCAGACAGCCGCTTCTCGGCCTCTTTCAGCGCATCCATGGTCTTAGTGTCGTTGTCCTTCGCGGTGCCATCGCCGTTGACGCTCAAGCTCTGAATGGGTTCCAGAATGGAATCGAAGTCCTTGATGAACTTGTCATAGCGGTTCACGATGCCGAGGTCGGTCGGGCGCACATAGAACACGCCGACACGCTGGCCGCGCAGATTCGTGATAGGCACTTCCTCCGTGCCATCGTCAATGACGATGCCCACATTATCTACCGGCTTCGGGAAGTTTACTTCTTTCTTGATATCCATATTGCCTCCTAAAAATATAGGGCGGCCAACCCCACGCTGACCGCCCTGTTCTCATGCTTTATTGTCGATTATTCGCTATCGCTGCCGGGCAGCTCGGTGAACGCCTTGGTCGTGGTGTCCCAGTTGCCCTTGACGCGCTCGCCTGCGTTGTAAATGGTGAACGGAATCTGCACACCGCTGGTGTCGCCGCCCACAGAGGTAGGCACGACCATGACCTTCTCACGGTATGCCCATGCCACCTTGCCCTTGCTGTCAACCAGCACATCCACAGTGGTGGTCAGGCAGTCATCGCCGGTCAGACGGCCATTTGCGATGGCTTCCAACTTCTCATACAGCGGGTCGCCCTCCACTGCATAGAAGGTGTCCACCTCGCTCTGCGGCTCATAGCCGGAGTGCTTCAAGGTGGTCTCGCCCAGAATGTTCTTGCCGACCTCCACATCCGGGTTCAGGTCCAGATTGTACTCTTCGAGGTCCTTGCCCAGCCGGGTATACTTCGGGGTATTGCCGGTAGCATCGAAGCTGGCATCAATATAATGGGCCAGCCGCTTGCGCTCGATATTTGCCATTGTGATCTCTCCTTATCGGTCAAAACTGTTTTTGTATTTCAGGCTGCCAGAGAACAGCCAATCTTCCACGCCGTTCTGATAGGCCGCATTCAGGTGGGAGGGACTTGTGCGGGAAATGGTCTGGATTTCCCGCGTCCCCTCTGCCAGCACCGGATATGCGCTCATGGTATACTGCTCGCCGTTCACCGTGACCGGCTGGCGTTCCAGCCACCGCCCGATGGCGTCCAGCAGCTCCTTACTCCGCATCCTTGCAGCCTCCGTCTTAGGGGCACAGCGCAGCACGATGTCAAACGGATAGGCGCAGACCTGATTGACATGCCCGGTGATGCTCTCTTTCTCGGACGTGACAGCCGCGCCCACCGATGGGAAGAACGCAAGGCCGTCGTCCTCGCCCAGTGTGGAGAATGTAATTTTCCGGCCGCACAGTGCGGGGCAGGTGTTGAGCAGCTCCATCAGCACCTTGCTCATGATTTCAGAGCCGTCAACGTCGAATTTGACGGCGGCGTTCGCTTTAGGCATCTTCGCCTCCACCTCCTATGCGTTTTACCCTTTCCAGCCAATAGTCCTGATTTGCAGCTTTCGCAACATCAAACCAATGGTCGCCCGCCTGCGGGTTTGCGGTGGTCGAGTAGTTCAGCGGCCTGTCGGTCGGAACCAGTGTTGCACCCTTGCGGAAGCGCAGCAGATATCCGCCGGAGCCGTCCGGTATCTTCATGGGACCTTTGCCGGTCTCGGAATCGACCATGACCTTGCCCTCATACAGATACTGCGCATAGGGGCCGGGGAATACGACCCGCTTGCCGCCCTCGTCCACATACGAGCGCTGAACCTGACTTCCGGTTTCCATTGGCATGAACGGTTTGCAGTCTGCAAGCACCTGTTCTGCCAACCATTCCTGAGCAGCGGCAAACTGCCGGGAAAAACGGTCGAAATGGATTTCCGCACAAAAATTACCATGGACACAGGAAAAGCCCTGAAAATGCTCCGTATCGCTCATTTAGCGTCCCTCCACTTCAAAATGTGGAATGAGTCCGTAGAACGAGGCCGAAGTAATCATGTAGACTTCATCCTGCCCATGGTTCATCTCGTGGTATAAGCCGTTGTCGTAGTCGTCCTCAGAAACAGGCTGCTTCAGAGGGCAGCTGCCGACAACGACGAAATCATGCTCCGGCCAGAACGTGAAGCACTCGCCGGGTGCGTCTCGCGCTGCATAGGCTTTCGGGCCGATGTACTGCCGTGCGCCGGCCGTTTTGTCTGCTGCTGCCGGGATGATGATGCTCACCGAATCGCCGCCGTTGTTGCCGTGCGTCGTCGCGCTGCTCGCGCTGGCCGCAGCAAGCTGCACACCCTCAAACACAGTCGTATGCCAGAGGCCAGACGGTTCATGGTAGTTGTACAGCGTTATGGTCTGGTCGTGCATCATCTCACCCCCGCATACAGCAGGTTCACGCCATCCGGGCCGGGAACGTTGGCGAGATAGCGTTCTGCTTCAGATTGCAGCAGGACGTTCAGCGCCGCGCTGTCGGATGCAGCTTTTGCGTACACGGACGCCTCCGCAGACTGCACATAGGACACAGATTCCTTGCCAGAGGTCATAGAGGCGACGGCGGGCCGGAGATTGCCCTGTGCATCTTTGCTGGCCGCCGTTGCTGTGCGCTGCTGCTCAACGCGGAAGAGGATGTCTGCCAGAGCGCACACGGCTTTCTTTACCCGGACAACATGAGCGTCATCTTCGGGCATACCTTGCGCCAGCCGGTAGAAGGTGATGGTATCAACAGCATCGCTCGCACGTTCCAGCCATTTCGGCGCGGTCGCCTCGGTCAGCTCATCGCCGAAATACCGGGTGGTGTAGAACTCATAATCCGCATACGCCATGGTTTACACCTCCGCTCAGGCGTCCTCTTCGGCTGCCGCTGCGGCCTTTGCCTTGCCGGACTTCTTGGTGGGTGCTGCGGCCTCAACGGCGGGCGCATCCATAGCTTCATAGCGGTCGCTGTTCTCCATCAGCTCGATGGTCAGCGGGTTGTCAGTCTCCAGCACATTGCCGGTGACGATGTTCTTGAACTTTGCCATTGTGATAACTCCTTTCTTACTCCGCGCCCTTCTTCTTGAAAATCAGGTCAGGGGTGACGACCTTGGTGCCGTAGTGATAGAACAGGCTGACGGCGGTCGCCTCGGACAGCGGAATCTTTTCAGCGGTATAGGGGTTGGCCATGACAGGCTGGGCCACAGAGCCGTCAACCATCAGGATATAGTCACAGCCAGCGGGCAGGTGGGTGCAGCTCTTGACCTTGACACCGTGCCATGCGTAGAACTCCTCAGCAGCAGTATCCACGTTCGCACGAGACATCTTGTCGAGGTTGTTGCGGATTTTGCCATAGTAGGCGGTGGACGTTACCAGACACATCATCTCGCGGGGTACGCCATCCACAAAATCGTTGGCAGTGTTTTCGGCCTCCTGAATGACCTGCTCCAGTTCATCTTCGACGCTGGTGCCAGCAGCGACAGTCACCTTAACGGCTTCACCGTCTGCGGCCTTGAAGAAGTCTTTGTCCAGTTCTGCAGCCATGCGCAGAACATGGTTTGCAGCGCGACGGTCCAGAACGCCATCGACGCCGTACAGCTTAACGTCCTTTTCCTCCATCTCTTCCACGATTTCGCGGTCAGTGTCGATAGCCACGGTCACGGACTTCGCCTTGATCTGGCTGCCCTTGCCAGCAGTGCGGGCAGTGCCATAGGCTGCGGAGGTGGCGTTTGCGAAGCGCTTTGCCTCCACAGTGCCAGCGGTCGGGTCGCCGGACAGGTCGGTGTTCTTCATGCCAGCAGAAACGAGCGCTTTCTGCACGTTCTGGATGACTTTGCCGTACAGTTCGGCGAGATACTCTTTGCCGCTGTCGGTGTTGAGAATGCCCAGAGATTCAATTCTTGCCATAGTGGTTTACCTTCCTTTCGGTTTAGAAAATTTTGGGCGGGGTGTACTTGGTTTCCGTCGGGGTGGTGTTGCCGGTGGGGCCGACGATTTTCGGAGCCTTCTTTTCGAGCTGCGCCTGTTTCTCAGCTTCCGCCTTTTCCTCGGCGGTCTGATACAGGCCGGAATCCTTTTCCTTTGCGCTCTTCATGAAGTCGTCGAAGCCCTGAAATGCGCCATCCTTCCACTTCAGACCGTCCTTTTCGTCCATCACGTCAGCGGCGAGCTGGCGGCGGGCGTAGGGAGAGGAAACGCCGTACTTGTCCAGCTGGCCGTTGACCCAATCGCGCTGGTCACGCTGGGTCATCTGGAGCTGGAAGTTCCTGCCGGCATCTTCGGCCTGCTTCTTGTACTGGGCGATTTCCGCCTTGACTTCATCGGCAGATTTGCCATCGAAGCCTTTCAGGGTGTCCTCTGCGGTTGCCAGGCGGGTTTTCAGGTCGTCACGTTCCGCCGTCAGCGTGGCGATGGGGGCCTTGGCGTTTTCTACGTCGAGGCCGTTGAGCTTAAAGACCGCGTCGATCTGTTCCTGATTCAGTCCAAGGTCTTTCAGTTCACTGGTTTTCATGGGATACCTCCGGTTCAGCAACTAAGCGTTTTAAGTCGTCGCTCTGACTTGTTGCCCCTGCCTTGTTAAGTCCGCAGGTAGACTGATATTGCGCCCTCTTTGGCCTCATGCGGCCGTAGCGGGCATAAAAATAGCACGGTGCTTTTCGCATCGCGCTTGGAGCCAGCTTCTCGTGAAGGTCGTTTTCCGCAATCACGGCATCGATAGTCTCGGCATCGACTTCAAACATCGCAGACGGCGAACGGATACCCAGAAGCTTCTTAAGGGCGTTTACCAACAGCGGGTAAAGATGCTTATTCATCGTCATCACCTTCCTCCTCCCATGCCTCCTGAATGCGGCGGCCATTGGCGCAGACTGCATCCAACGTGGCATCTGCCTGAATGTTCGTTGCGACCACAGCCTTGTCCATCATGTCCATGTGGTAATAACCGGTAAACACTTCGCCGCCGGGGAGCGGGGCTGCAACGCAAATGCGGTCGATTTTGTTTTCCTCCAGCATCGCCAGAACGTCAGAGAGCCACGGCGCATAGGGCGCGTCAGACATTAAGCAGCTCGCCATAGGTCGATACCTCCATGATGGGGATGCCATAGTCAGCAGCGCACTGATGCTCAATGCGGCACCCGCGGGCACCCTGCCAGCCGGGTGCGAACACGGCCACGTCAGCCCTTGCCAGAAATTCGATGCTGCGGGCCAGATAATCCAGCGGTTTTGCAGCGGGGCCGAAGTCGTCAAAGAATGTCTCCAGCGGCTCCACATCCTCGCCGATTTTCTTCTTTGCCCAGTGAATCAGACACGCACGGTCTTTCAAAACCTGTTCGTCCGTCCTGCTGTTCATAGGCTGGCTGATAAAGATTTTCTTGCTCATTGTGCTTTCCTTTCTGTTTTTGGGCATGAAAAAACCACGGTGCGGTTTGCATCGTGGTCAACGGTTATTGGTTTTGGGCCAGAGCTTTGAGATATTCACCATACAAGCGCTTCTGCTCTGCGCGTTCTGCATCAATCTCCGGCGTGGAAATCGTGGCGCGGCTTGGAACAGAGTGTGTCCTTTTGTACTCAGCAACAAGAGCCCTTTCGCGGCGAACGCTTTCTTTGGTCAACTCGTTTATCTGCTCAACTGTATAACTCATTTTCTGGCCTCCCTGCGGTAGCACCTCACGCCCAGCCTGCGGCACGTTTCGTCAATTATGACGTGCTGGATATTTTCTTCGTAGCTGCCGAAGTCATATCCTCTGGCCGTCATAATAGAGTTTCGTTCTTCCTGCACTGCTTCGCATACAGCTTCCCATTGTTCAAGCGTAATGCCGCTCGGCACAACAAATTGGTATCGGTATTTGTAATCTACCGCCTCCATGATAGCCGTGCCGTCGGAAAACGCTGCTGGAATGTCTGCATCCGTGCTGAAAGAATACTGCGTCGTATCAGGCGGATGGGTGTGGATGTTGTAGCTCCCTTTCAGTTTATCACCCAGATAGGAACAGTCAACCCCTCGCGGGTTGTTGTCGGTCATAAAATGAACTTCGCCATCTTTGGTTATGACCATCATGTTCTCCACGGTGGAAGATGCGTACTGTTCGCAGAATGTGTTCTTCAGGGCTTCGACCTGTTCCGTTTCGGCGGGGTCAACCTTGCCAAGATACCGGTGAACACTCTCTCCCTGCTGCCCTGCATCACCGCCGCTGCCGCGCATAGAGCTGAACACAGCCTGCGGGGTGGTCGCGCTCTGACGTGCCGCCTTTGGTGCGGCAGCCTGTGAGCGTTTGGCAACATACAGACGGTCGTTCAGCGGCTTCAGGTCGTTTTCCCGGCAGAACTGGTTATAGTCCGTCGTGTGTTTTTGCAGCCTTGCCGCCGCTCTGGCCGATTTGTCCTCCAGAGCCGCCCGCAGAGCGTCGTCTGTGGCGTTTTCGGCTGCCGCTTGATAACCTGCCATCTCGACTTTATCGCGCCGGATTCGGGCTTCTTTCGCCCGCTGCTTCTGCGTGAGGTCATAGACCCTGCGGTTTTCTTCCTCGTCGAAATCTTGGAAAGGATTGTGGTTTGGGTCGCCGGGACCGAAGCTGTGGCGGCAGTTGTAGCCGCCCAGTCCCTCTCCGGTGCCGTAGCCGGTCGTCTTAGCAAAGAGCGGCAAGCCCGGTGTGCGCCCGGTGCGGCTGTACAGCTTACCCTGCCACCAGAAGTGGTTGCCGGGGTTTTGCCCGCCGTCGCCGTAACGTGCGCCCCGATGGGCAGATGCGCGGATGATGTCCCAGTCGTGGTCTATCATGCCCTGCATGGTCATGTTGCCAGTGGCCTGACTGATACCGGTGCGGACTGCCCGCAGCACGGCGGTCTCGATGGTGTCCCGGTGACCGGTGGGGTAGACAACGTGCGTCTGATGCTGCACAAGGTCGTCCACGGCTTCCTGCACTGCTGCGGTGTAGGATTGAGCGCCGGTGACGACCTTGAAGTGGGTCTCGTCCAGCACCTTGAAAAGCCGCTTCTGGCTCGCGCTGGCCGTTGTGCGGGTGAAGTTGTGTGCCTCGCCCTGTGTGCGGGTGTAGGCATCTTGCAAGATGCGCACCATGCGGCTGGACAGAGCCAAAGGCTGCACATCATGACCGGCTGCTGCATAAACAGCGCAATCCGCAGCCCACGCCTTGACCGCTGCATCTTCAAAGATAGCCGCGATTTCGGCGTCAGACTGCTTCGTGAACAGCTTCAGCTTCTTTTGCAGTTCCTCCAGATGGCCGCCCGCCGCTTGGTATACCTCAGCTTGCCACTGGTCTGTCCCGGACAGTACAGCGTCCTCTCCACGGCCAAGACGTGCCATGAAGCGCTGTATCATGTCCAGCGTTATCCACCGGTTCAGGTCGTCCAGCGCCGGATACAGCGTTTCGGCCAGTTCGGTGATCTGCTGCGGTGTCAGCATGGAGCAGCCCCCTTCCGGTTATTCCTCGTCGAACAGGCCCTTTTCCTTTTCGGCTGCTTTGGCCTCTGCGACCATCTTCTTGGCCTCTTCTTCGCTCATGCCCTCGAACTTCGTGAAGTACAGCCAGAGCGGAATCCAGCCCTGCGAGGCGTAGTTCTTCCAGCTGGCCTTGTCCTCTTCGTAGTTATAGGTGATGTCGCCGAAGTTGTAGGTGGTTTCGTACTCGCCAATCGGTGCAGCGCCCAGCAGGGTTGTGAGAGCATCTGCGCCTTTTATGGCCTGTTCGATGGCGCTGCGCAGAGCGTCGCGGTCTGCCTTGATGGTCTGGATGGTATCGCGGTCGTCGCTTTCCACCTGCGTGGCCGTAATCATGCCGGTCTGGCCGTCCATGACAAAGACGCCCTCGCTGAAGCCGCATTTGACGCCCGCCATGGACAGGTCGAAGTTGATGTCCTTGATGCGGGCATCGGTCAGCATGGTGGGGACGTGTTCAGTGACGGCCTTTCCGTCGTCGTTCACACCAGCGCCCAGCGCCTTGATAAAGCGCGGCAGCTGCACGTTCCGGTTCTTGGCATACTGGATAGCTGCCTGACCAACAAACGTGATGTGCTTGCTGTCTGCGACCTCTCCGTTCTTTCTGCTGAGGGCCACGTCCAGCGCCTCCAGCTCCGGCAGCGCATTTGCAAAGGCAGACACGCCCAGCGGGGACGCCGGGTCGATGGTGTTTGCACCGGGCAGCCGGAAGAACGCGAACAGTGGAGCCTCCAGCTGTTCGATCTGTGTTTCGGGCTGCATCTCCGCCCACTCTTCAACCTCTGTCAGCGGGATCTCAGCGCCAAGGGTATACTGGCCGTTGCTCATGGAACGGTTGAGAAACGCCCTGTTCGTAATCAGATACAGCCCATCTTTGAACCGGTGGTATTCCAGCCGGGTGTAATGGTCGAAGCCGTGCGTGATGTACTCAGCGAAGATTGCGCCCACGATGTTGCCGTTGCCGTCCTGTTTGGTGATACCGAACTCTCCCGGCAGGGCAAAATCCCAGCTTGAGCCGTTCCACTTGATGGCGATGCCGCCCATGCGCTCCGCGTCAGCCACCTTATCGGGTAGGCGCTTGATAAGGTCGTTGCAAATGGTCTGCAAGTAGTCCGCGCGAGGGGAGCCAGACAGCGCAACGTCGATATCCAGACACACCAGCCGGGCACGGTAGTCGCTGATATGCTTGCCCATGTTGTAGGGCTTGATATCGTCCTCCGCATTTCGCCACGGCGGGCGCTCAGAGGAAATATTATCCCACAGCTCCAGCGCTGCGTTCATCTCGGAGGACTGAATCAGCTCCACGCCGAAGGTCTTTCCGATGTCGGTACGAATAAACATAGATTTTATCCTCCCCCATAATTGGGAAATGAAACTCACAGCAGTTCACCCCCTTCCCTGTCATGCGACCCACTTCAGTTCTGCCCGCAGCGCCGTACGGCAGAAGTACCGGACTTGGTCCATAGAATGGTCAAACTCCTTGATGACGGCATCCTCGTCGGAATCCTCGTCCCACGAATACTGCTCGAACTCTCGGAAGGTTGCCTTGCAGCTTTCGTGGAACAGCAGGAGACCCATGTTTATGTACTTGGTCACATCCTGTATTCCGTTCAGCACGTCGTTGTCAGCCTTGACCACCAGCCACTCGGCATACTTCTGGATCGTTTCCACCATGGAAGATGCCGACGGGTCGATGATGCTGTATTCGATTTTGAAACCTCTCGCCAGCTCTCGAAGCATCTTGTAGTAGGCTTCGTTGTCCACACGGTTGGCGCTGCCGCCTTTGTAGTACAGTTCCCGCACCATGATGGCGCGGTGGCTCACCGGGTCATAGTCCCACAGCCCAGCAGCAAAGGGATTGTGGGTGCCGTAGTCGATGGACACATAATAGCGGTGCCGAGGATTGTAGGGTATTTCCTCGTGGACAATGTGCTTGTCCCGCGAGAACATGGGATAGACCAGCCCCTCAGCCTTGACCCACAGCCCCAGAATGTAGCGGTTGTAAAACACGCCGGTGTACTGGTTCCTGTATCGCTCTTTGATGTGTTCATCCAGCGTCAGGTTGTCCTCCATCGTGAAGTGGAGGTACACCAGCCGCCGCTTTTTGCACCGCAGAATCCACTTCTGGTAGAACCAGTGCTGTGGACCCGCCGGGTTACAGTTGAACCAGTATTTTGACCCCGTGATGGAACAGCGGGCGGTCGCCTGATTGACAAAGCTCTCTGGCATCAGTGCCACTTCATCGAAGAATGCACCGGCCAGCGTGATACCCTGTATCAGATCCTGCGAACTTTCGTCCTTGCCTCCGAAGAAATAGAACTCATTGCTCTTGTCACCTTTGGACACCTCCCAGAAGTTGTCCGCTCGGTGCTCGATGACCTCATATCCCCTGCCCAACAGCTGCTGTTTGAGTACGCCCAGCACGTTGCGGCGCAGACTGGCGATGGTCTTGCCGCAGAGGGCGAAGCTCTCACCGTCAAAACAGGTCATTGCCCAAGAAACAAAGGAAAAGCCCATGGTGACGGTCTTTCCGCTTCGGATAGCCCCATCATCAATGATGCCGTCGTAGTCATAGAACGCGCTCTGCGGCGACCACCAGACCAGCGTTTGCATCTGCTTCTGACTGAGTGCTTTCCATTGGAACGGCTTTGCTCTACGAAGTCGGCGCATCCTCGTCCTCCTCCGTTTCGTCATCCGGTTCCGGCAGCATAGAGGAATCATCACCAGCGGGGAACGCATTCGCGGCCGCTGCGGCGATAGCTTCTAAGAAACCGTCGCTTGCGGCCTCCTGCTGCTCCTGCTTTGCCCGGCGCTTGGCGGCACGTTTTTCCTTTTCTGCGGCCTCAGCGGCTTCTGCCTGCTCTGCGATTTTGTACACCAGAGAAGCAGCCTTGACGTTGCCCTTCAAGCCCTGCATGAGCATCTTCCAAGCAAGTGCCGCGGCGTAAGTGCAGTCCTCTTCATCGAAGCCCTGCTCCTGCAACTTCTGGGCAAGCTCTTCCGTTGCAGCGGTTTCCATGAGGATCCGCATATATTGGGCGGCCTGCTTTTTTCGCCTACGGGCTGCACCAGATGCTTTCCCGGCTTTTCGGGCGTTTTCTCGGCGTTCATTCGGCGTTCGCTGCCCATTTGACACCAGATTTTTCTCATTTGGCACATCACCACCTTCTTCCCCATCTGTGAGGGGTTCCACGCTTAGCCCTCGTCCTCGATGCACACGTTCTGGACCTTCTTGTAGGCATCCAGATACAGTTCCTTCTTGTCACCGTTGTAGGTAGCCTCATAATACATACCGTCCGGAACGGTGGTGGCCAGCAGCGCCTTGTTGTTCTGGAGGGTCTTGCAGTTCCAGACAACGTACACATCAGTTACCCCGATTTTCGGAGTACCCTTCAGCTCGGCGTTTGCATTGTGGAGGCACACGACCGCGGCGATCGCGGACGCGGTAAAGTTGTTAGAATCCATCTTGATGTTTCCTTTCTTTATTCCCGTCAGTAAAAACCCTCACCAGTAGGGATGCTGGCAAGGGACAGACTTATATGCTCCTGATTACTTTGGCCTTGGAGAACGTCGGATGGTCCTGCGTCATCATGTCCAAGAACTCGTCGCGGGTAAAACCAGACAGACGGAAGATTTCCTCCGGTTTCATGCCCAGCTGCTTACCGATCTCGTCCACATCCTTGCCCTCATCGAGCAGCTTTTTGACAATGGCCTTCATCGGCTCCAACAGGTGGGTACCACGGGCGCGGTTGTGGGTGATGGTGCCGTATACATCAGCATCCTCGTTTCCGTGATGGTCAACGACCACGACCGGCACCTTCCCGCCCAGCATAGAGAGCAGCGGTTCTCTGCCTGATACGGTCCAGCGGTGGAAACCATCAATGATAGTTCCATCCGGCCGCACCACGATTGGCAGCGTCCAACCGTTTGTCAGGATGGACTGCACCAGCAGCTTCAGGTTGTCTTCCGACACCTTGTTGGGATTGTAATCATTCGCGTGGATTTTCTCACGTTCTACCCACCGAAGGGAATTCAGCGGGGCAAACAAGTCAATGCTTTCCATTCTGGGCCTCCTTGATGGCTGCGTTGTGGTCGTTGTAGATGGTGGTCCACAGAATACGCAGGATGCGCAGCTTGGGATCTCCGTACAACAGCCCCTCGTACATGGTCTTGTAGTGCTTCTGCTCTGCAATGCCGTAGGTCTTGATGAACAAGCCCTGCCAGTTTCGCAGGTGGGACAGCGTGTCCTTGGCGATGGTGTACCGTTCCGGGTGGAGAAAGAGGATATCTTTGCAGAGGGCTTTGTAGTCCTTCTGCTCTGTTCCCTCTTCTAGCTCACGCCGCTTGCGGGTACTGCGCCGGAACATTTCGCTATCCCAGTAGAGCAGGACCAGATAGGCGTTTGGTTCGCGCCTCTGTATCCGTTCCCATAGGTCGGGGTCTGTTTCAGCTACCCAGCGCAGCCCTTGTGTACTGGTATCCCCGAAAAAAGCACACAGCCGGAGGGCGTTCTTTCGGACCCCCGCCTCGTACAGCCGCATATAGATTTCCGGGAACTGGAGCTTGCGCAGTTTGATGTACAACCACACGTCGCTGTCTGTCCAGTCATAGATGGGATAGAACTTCCCACCTTTCCCGATACGGTCCATCTTCGTATTGGCAATGCACTTATACCGGGTCAGGCTTTCTGCGGTGCGCAGGCCGACCAGCTGAATGCCATCGCGGAATGCTTTCTCACAGAACGTCTGATAGTTCATCTCGCCGGGATAGCTCAGATACGGACTGTACCGGATAGCAAAATCAGGCGGTTGGCGCATCCAGACGTTCTCCTTGCCCGGCTCCCATGTTATCCACGACTCAGAGCTGGACAAATGGTCGATGACGCACACCTGTTTGAACGGCAGACAGAACCAGAGGAACTTTGCTCCGACAGACTGGAAGTTGCGCCGCCAGCGGTATGCAGCATCTACCATGGAGGGGTAAAGCCCTTCCTCGTCAATGAACGTCACCGTCAGTTGGCTGGCGCTGATTTCGCCGGCGCGTATCATGTCGTACACCAGACTGGCCATGCACAGGCTGTCCTTGCCTGATGAAAACGACAGATAGATTTTGCATCCGTTGGTGAACACATTGCGGATGCGGATCTTCGCAGCCTGCAAAACATTCATGCTGCTTTCTGCTACTTTCACCGGCATATCAGCTCACCTCTATCATCTCGCCGCATTTCGGGCACCGGATGTATCGGCGCTGAGGCTGGCTCTCGTATACCGGAGCAGTGTTTTGCGGTTCGGAAGGTGTAGACAGCTCTTGTGCAACAGAAGCCCGCTGAGGAGCCGCGGAGGCCGCAGGAGCGCTATACACAGGGGCGGCGGGTGAATAAGACGGTGTTTCCGCATAAGGAACGTGTTCTTCCACCTGATGGCGATTCATGGCCGAAACCTCTTCCTGCGGGAATGTGCCGTAGGAGTCCACAATTTCGTCTACCTCGGCTTCGGTGCTGTTGAGCATTTCCAAGAGGTCAGCATCCCAGCCGGGGACATCTACATCCCCGTCCAGTTCCTTGACCAGTTCTTCGATGACATCAACATCCGTAAAGCCCAGCTCATAGACCTTGTTGTCAGCCATCATGAGCTTTTTCTTCTGCACATCGGTCAAACCAGCCATCACATAGCAGTCACAGGTTTCCCAGCCCATGCGGAGCAGAGCTTCGTACAGGCCGTTGCCCGCGATGATTTCACCATCTTCGGCCACGACCAGCGGCTTGACCTGTCCGAACATTTTAATGCTGCGGATGTATTCGGTCAGCTGCTTTTCGGAATGCCGGCGGATGTTGCGGGCGGGCTTATGCAGTTCGGAGAGCTTCTTCTGCGTGATAATCACTTGCCAGCCCTCCCTTCCAGAAAGGTGCGGGCAGCAGGAATGACCTCTGCGGCAGCACGGACGACTTCCGGCGACAGGCTGAAAATCAGCTTGAAGCCATCCTCGGCCGTTGCCGGTTCTCCCCAGATGGGCCACGGCGTAGGACCATAGACCCAACCGTTTTCCCACTGGTACGTCGGCGGCAGTGCCAGACCGTGATAGTGGATATAGCCCAGAACAGCCTCATGCGGCCAGTCTGCAATAGGTGCATACCGAGTTTCGCCGGATTTCTTGCGGATGGTGTAATCCTTTCCGCAATTATTTCCGTCCATAGCCCGGTGCCCCACCAGCAGCATATCCGAACCGTGTTCCTCGAAATAAATCGAGAAGGCACGGCGCTGGAGCAGCCCATACCAGATGTTTAGGCGCTTTGCGTCGTTCACGAACAGCAGCTCCGGGTGCTTTTCCAGCCATTCAAGGTTCAGGCCAGTATTGATGACTTCGCAGCCGGCCGGGGCGTTTTCCAGAGCCCAGAAGAGGTACTCCGGGAATTCCAGCTCGCAATGGCCAAAGAAGCAATCTTTCACGCCAGCTTTTTCGCAGAGCTTGCCGAGGACGATGCTGTCCTTTCCGGCGCTCCACGCATAGGCCGCGCTCTTTCCTGCTGTAGCGTTGATGATACGTTCGACCGCAGCATTTTCAAAGGCATCGACTTCATCCTGTGAGATCAATTCCTCGATGTGCTGCATCGCCGCCAGCCAGTCGGCGTTCCGGCTGACCTGTTTTCTGCCCAAGACCTTTTTCATCGTGCGCCCTCCTTTTCATCCGAAACGAGGTGCAGCACGATGGAGAACAAGATCGCCGCCATGACCACATAGATGCGAATCGTGCTCATCAGCTGCCAGATGCCCATAACCCCCAGCGGAATCAGGATCTGCCACGAGGCCACCGTGAAAACATCCAGCGCGAAACCGGCTTTCTTGCCGAACACCAGATATTCACAGTAAAGGTAGGTGGACAGAGAGGAAATCGCAATGACGGTGATCAGGATAGCTTTCATGACATTCAGCACCGGGCTGAAATGTACCCATGTGAGCAGTGCGGCCAGCACCATGTAAATGCCGAACATCACACCGGCCAGCACAAAGGACTTTTTCATATTACCGCGCCGAGTGCCGTCCGCATTCTTGTCGTTGTACTCGAATAACGAATAATAATACGGGCAGGCAAAGGGACCGGGCAGCAGAAGCAATCCGTTGTACACACCGGCCTTGATGCCAGCAGCGTTCACGCCGGGTTCGATGGAGGTAAATGCGCCGCCAGTGTAGACCAGCGCAGCAACTACCACCACAGCCAGCAGACCGTAAACAACCACCCACGAAAAGCCGTCAGACAGTACGTTGCGGATCATGCCATCTTTGAGCAGCATAATCAGGAATGCTACACAGGTGACGTACACGATAACCATGCCGCCCTTTGTTCCAATCGGGGTGTCACCGAAGATTTCATAAATGCCGGACATCTGCGTCCATGTCTGGAACAGCGTCAGCAGACCGATGAAGTAGAACATCACCTTGCTCTGCATGATGCGCCGGATATCCGGGATGCGGTCAACGAACAGGCCAAACGTGATACATGCCAGCGAGTTGAACACCGCCCAGATGATTGCCGGAACTGCACCATAGTTCAGCGCGATCGTCCGAAAATTCATGAGGCTGCCCACACCTGCCCATGATGCGACAATGGAACAGGCATAGAACAGAGTGGGGTTTGCTTTGAACTTGTTTTTGATTTTCTGATACATTCGGAAAACTCCTTCTTTGGGCCGGGCCTGGCGAAGTGCCCGGCTTGCTGCACCCCGAATTTTCAAGGTGCAGCGGTGATGCCATGCGCAAAGGAGCAACGCACGGCACGGATATCCTCCTTTCGGTGCAATAAAATAGCGGCGCTCACCGGAAATAGTGAGTGCCGCTTGGCTTGATTGGGATTTTGCAGCCTAATAATATCACAGGTTCTATCCGTTGTCATCTACATTCATGTCAAAGCGTGTACCATCATCTCCCACGATGTCAAACAGTCTACTATCGTCCGACATCATCTACCATCGTCCGCCGCCATCCGCCACTATGTCAATCCGTCCGCCATTATCCGTCGGCATCTCCCCTTACCTCCAGACAAAAAAGAGGCCCTGCGCTTGGCAGAGCCTCTCAATCAATGTGTGGAAAGATAATTGTAGACCATCCGGGATACGCCATTTTCAGTGTAGCACTTTCCGAGTTTCCCGGCGATTTCCGCCCACGTCAGGCAGCGGACGAACCGCAGCCGGAAGATAAGGTATAGCCGGGCATCCATGATGCTGCGGCAGTACGCCTCTACTTTGAGCCGTTCCGTCTGGGCCTGCGCCTCTAAGTACTGAATGCGGTCTTCCATGTCCGCCAGTTCTACGGCCAGATCTCCGACCTTATCCCTGACACCGGAAACATGGGGCATTCCTGTCAGTTGCGGGGAGGCCGGACCTGCTTTCTGTCGCAGATTATCGTAAACCTCCCGATCCTTTTCGAGCGCCGTCTGAATGTCGTAATACTTGGACAATTCCTGAATGGTCACAACCTACCTCCGTATGCACTTCAGCTGCCGCCTTTCGGCGGTGCTTCTGCTATTTTATCACAACTTGCGGTAGGTTTGTAGACCGGAAGGCCACAAATTATGTGGTCTGCACCGATTTTGCACAGGCCCGGCACTTCGTAGGTCTGGCCGTGGGCATCGGTTCGCCGGATGGGCGGGTCAAGGGGTATGTAGTTCTCGCAGGACAGGCAGTTCATTCGTCCATCCTTTCTGTCACATAGCACCAGCTCTGGGGCGGTCGCTTCGCTTCCACAGGCCGCACACCAAACCGCGTGTTTAGCAAGCCCGTGAACGGCCGCAGCTCGCGCGGCTTGTCATAAATCTTCAGTTCGGAGATATGCCAGCCATACAAGTCTTTCAAATCCGCATAACTCATCCCGGACTTCCATCCGGCATAGTCTTTGACTTGCTGTACTGTGAGACAGCTTCCAGCAATTGCAGATTCGATATCTTCTTTGACGACACAGTATTCAGGGCCAATGCGTCGGATGTCATCGCAGATAAATTCGCCGACAACCATTCCGTCAGCCCTGCGGTCGAATAGCTTATGAGACCTATCGTCGAAATATAAATGGTCAACGGCTTTCCAGCAGAAAAATTTCGTTCCTTTCGTGCAATATATGTAGCACTTAAAAGGTTCTTTCAACGAGACCGGTCTTGTCTTACGGATTTCCACCGTTTTCCAGCCCGAAAAGATACGGCTACACCATTCGGGCCGGATGCTCAAAAGAACTGCTTTCACTTTTCGTCAACCTCCGCGCACGCCCTGCGGCAGGGTTCGCACTTTTTGTACGGCTCTTCGAGCCAGCAGTTGAACAGCAGGCACTTCGGCTTCCTGTATTCAGGCGGAGCCTTGTTTCCGTGAGTTTGGGTGCGTAGTGCATAGTATTTGCATACCTCTTTGCCCCAAAAATCTCCGTCGAACTCACATTTTCCATACCCCGGCGAAACCTCATGCTTAACTGTGATGATTTTCATTTTTTCCTCCCCCACTGGACTTTTCTTCCTTGCGGCTGATGTTGCTGGAAACTGCGCACAGGCCCCACATGAACAGCCCAGCTGCCAGCCCGATGACCGTGAAAATCTGCCACATATCTTTCACCTCATTCCTTATACCGGCGCGTGGAGGGATCCCAGCGCATCGTGATCGGATTGCCGCAGCGGCAAGGAATCGTCAGATCTGCATCTGTCATATTGGTGAGGCCATAGGTATGTACCCCGCAGCATTCGCAGTCAAACTCGTATGCACACAGCCCTTCCAAGCTGATGGTCGCGCCGCAATGGCACCCAATGCTCACCTGCGGGATATGCAGGAATGTGCCAAATTCCCTGCCGCAGCACTTGCACCGCAGTCGAAGTAACCCACTAGCACCGGGCAGCGGCTTACGATTATTCTTTTTCCTCATGATTTATTCCCTTCTCGATTTGAAATCGAATTATTTCCCGAAAAAGCAGTTCGTTTTTGTGTTCCGATTCAGCCATGAAGTTGATATACTCCCGGAATAACTGTCGGTCATGCTGCTGGCGGCTGGTTTCACCCAGCAGGGCGCCGATTGCCACACCCACAGCCAGCAGCGCAACGTCGATGAAGATTTGGTCAGGCATTGTCGTCACCCAGCACTTTTTCGATAAGGTCAAAGACCATCTCCCGGTCTTCGGTCGTCAGGAAGTCGGCAGCCTCAATTTCAAATTTCAGGCGGTCAGCGTACTCTTTCGGATCAGACACCTTCTACATCCTCCCCTCTGCACAGCTGGAACGCATTGCAGTGGTCATTACAGGTCTTGCAGCACTTGTCGCATCCGGGATGCGCCGCCTTGCAACGTTCGCAGGGCACATCTTCCTTTTTAGGGGCATTGGTGGAAAAGATGGCATGGGTTCCGTTCTGCAACGCCTTTTCTTCGTCAGACATTTCATAGCCCAAAGCCACCAGCAGAGTGTAAATAGCGTCGAGACTGTCGTTTTCCTCCCAGCCGTACCCGCCGCTCTGGTAGTCGGGTTTCCAGACCCAGCCCCAGTATCCGTTGCTGCCATCGTCAGCAGCCGAATAGGCCAAGGAGAGCAGTGCCTTTTCAGGCTGGTCGCTGAACACCGAAGTGCTTTCCAGATAATCAAGCAGGTCAACGCCGTCCGTTTCCGGGGGAGCAACGCCCAGCAGCTTGATTGTCAACTCGCCATCGTAATTTGAATCGAACGCATCCACAGCAAAGCGGACGATTTCGCCCAGATGCTTTTTGCACTCTGCCGTGGAAAGCTGCGTCACAAAGTCCCGGCGCAGTTCAAACATATAGTTTGTGAGGGCGGCAAGTTGATCCTTGTAGAACTGTTCCTGCTGCCGCTTTTCCTCTCGCTTGGCCGTTTCCGCATTCTCTTTTTCCAAGTCACGCTCTTTGTAGAGGTCAATCTGGTTTTGGCTGACCTTGTAGCAGTACGCTACGCTATCGGCATCGTCCGGCACTTCAACGTCCTTACTAGTATTCCAATATCCGTACCCAGCAACGTGCGTGTGAGAGCTGTAATCGGCATCAGGATTTTCCACGGCAAATTGGCGAAGTTGCTCAATCCATTCATTTTTTCTGTGCTGGTATTTCTGGTCAGACAAGGCGTTCTGCATCTCACGGTTAAAATTAGCCGTGCCGAGGGTTTCCAGCACCCGGTTCCGGGCATCCAAATCCTCGATTTTGTTAAGTTCAACAAAATCGGAAAGGGTTGCGCCGCGTTGCTCTGCCTTTTTGAAATTGTCGTGGTTCAGTTCCAGCAACTTGATGCGCCGCCGGATGGTGGACTGAGAGAAGCCGGAGCGGTCTGCGACGCGCTCCACAGTATCGCCCATGTCCAGCATCATCTGGAAGCCCTGCGCCTGCTCGTAGACGGTGAGATCAGACCGCTGCATATTCTCCACCATCATGGTTTGCAGCTGCTCTTTCTCGGTCATATCGACCACAGAGCAGGGCAATTCAAACATGCCAGCCTGCTGCGCCGCAGCCGCCCGGCGGTGTCCGATGATGATGGTGTAGTCCTCGCTGGACCACACGGCCTTGGGTGTCCATGCCGCCTCGGCAGCAGAGGCGGCGCCGCCATCGGCAATGCACCGGGCAATGTACTCCTGCTTGCCGAGGTAGTGCCCCGGAATGACGGTCAGGTTCTGGTACACGCCGTTTTCCTTGATGCTGGCTGCAAGCTCGGACAAATCGCCCAGTTCTTTGCGTGGGTTATCCGGGTGCGGATGCAACTGCCGGATGGGAATGTAAGTAATGTCTGCCATAGCGATCACTCCTTTTCAAACCATGCTGCGGCATTGAACACATAGTAGAAATGTTCGCCGTAATCTTCGATGGGATCTCCCGTGCGCACCAGACCGCACTTATTTGCCGCTTTCACGACCGACTGGCGCACATCGCTTCGCATTGCCCAGTAGTTTTGAACTTCGGGCGCAATGTCGTACTTGGCAAGAACGCAAAGCTGCTTCGATTCCAATGCACTTGCATCGAAGTCAACCACCGAAATGCCGGGCGCTTTCAAAATCTCGCTTTCCAGCCCTTCCAGCTTTGCGATGGGGACCCCGTACATCCGGGCATATCCCCGGACGCGAGGGTCTTTCGTTCCGTGTTCCATATCTGCTCCTTTTTCAGAAGAATGTAAGCTGACCTGTTTTTGTTTCGTTCAATGCAGATTGGGCTTCGTCAATTGCGGATTTTATAGGTTTTTCCTCAATTTTGGAGCTAATATCTGCATTCTGTGTGATTAAGTCTGCCGGTTCCGTGCTGGGCTGTTGCTTTTTCTTTCTGATCAGCAAGTCCATTTTGGCAAACTGCTGACGCGCAACCCATACATCAGTGAAGTAAAACGGCGTATACCAGATGCGGTTTTGCGGACCGCCGGGCAGCAGTCCGCGGCCGTCATACGACCAGCTGGGTTCGCTTATTGTGTCTCCGATGACCACATATCCGGCGCACCCCATCAGGCTCAACTGGATGTAGCACATCAGACCAACGATATAATCAATGTCCTGCCCGACAAACAAAACCTTGGTGTGATAATAAACGTCCTTTTCTTTGAGAATGTTGGCAAGAGCCAGCAGCGTTGCGCCTGCTCCACAAGCCGGGTCTGACACAGAAACAAATCCTTGTGAGAAATCCAGAGAAGCGTTTCCCATCGTAATCATCGCCATGCACTTGCACACATCGTATGGCGTGAAGAATTGCCCTGTGTGCTCATTGCCCAGCTCGCATAGCATATACAGCGAACCGAGGAAGTCCTGATCGGGCTGCTGCGTCATTCCTTCGACTACCTCATTGAGCATTGCATCAAAGCTCCGCATCTCATCTTCTGTGTGCTTCTTTGCGATTGCCTGGAAGGTTTTCATCCGTTCTGGCGCATTGGCTTTATCCGTTGTGAAGGAAAAGGTTGTTGCGGTCAGGATCACGAAATCCTGCCAGACCTCCCAGCGGTTATACCGTCCGCATAAGACATTGAAGATTCTCAGGAATTCTTTTTGATGGTCATTTTTGATGCTGCGCGTTGCTGCTGTCTTTGCCATGAGTTATTCCTCCGTCTTGTGGAGGTAGTAACGACCATCGTAGAAGTCGATCAGGTCTTTACTTTCCAGCTTATCCAGCAGCTCCGTGGCCGCGCTGAGGTTGATGTTCAGTTTATCCGCCACATAGGGCTGCGTTACACCGCTGGTATCAATGAGCGCCAGAACCTTTGCTTCATCATCGGATTCCGCTTTATCCGCTTCTGCGGTTTCCTGCGGCGGCTGAACCACGGGAGGGGTGTTCTCTCCGGCAGGCTCCGGGATGTCCGGCATCTTGGCACCGATGGCCGTCAGACGTCCGCTTTCAATGAGATCCCGGAAGAAGAACTGAAGGTAGTAGGAGTGCATATTTTTGAAGATGTTCTTGATTTTGCCGAACAGGGCATCCTCGATGGTGAAGGTCTTGCTCATGCGGTAAACCAGTGCGCCATCCTTCATCGTGAACAACAGGTAGGCATCCGGGGAAATATAACTGTCCTCGCTTGCAGCCTCCAGCATGGACATCTGTTCCCCAACACCGCCGACCGGGCGGATAATCAATTTGATGGGATAGGCGTTCTTGATGAAGGTGTAGGTCAGGTCGTGGGCCTCGCAGATGTTCTTCAGCTTGTTGCGCTGGGCGGCAAACTTGGAGGCTTCGTTTTCGTAGTTATCCATGATATGTATTCCTTTCATTTGTTCGACGAAAAATTGTAATCGTTCTCCCGGTTTTCAATGGCAGTCAGGCCGACGGCGTATGCTGCCCAAATGTCTGCCTTGAAGCCGTAAAAGAAATCCGGAGCCTTCTTTGTGCCACGGCCGTTTTTGAGGTCGTGGTCTGCAAAGCGGTCAATGAGTGCCCGCCGGATGGCGGCATCATTGGCGCGTGTGTTGTGGCAGATATGCCGCTTTTCCTCGATACGGCACAGCAGCCGCACCGAGCAGCAGGCGTTCAGAGTTTGGTAGAAGCGGCCTATCCAAAGGACAGTGTCGAAAACCTCCCTGCCGACCGGCATCCCGTAGGAGGCCACCATTTCGATGACAGCCCACCGCCAACCCTGCTCCGTAGCGGAGGCCAACTTCTGCATAAGTTCGGCGTTGTCAATCTTGCCGAACTCCAGCGGGCGCAAGGTGCGCTGGTCAATTACGCAGTAGCCAGACTGCGTGTTGCCGGGGTCAATGGCGATAATCGGGCAATTTTCGCTCATAAGTAAGACCTCCCGAACTCTTGGATGAACCGCGCCTCCGGCCAGCCGTAGTATTCCATGGCCTTTTTCTGTGCCCACTTTTTTAGGCGAAGATCCGCCGCCCGGTTGGTGTGAACCGCCGTGTTGCCGTTCTGATGACACCAAGGGCAGAGCGTCACCCACAAGCCCAGTTGCTTGCTCTTGTCCCGGTACGGCCCAAAGTAGACTTCATGCCGGGCCACTCCGAAGCGGCCGCAAATCAGACAGGTCGGCTTATCGTGCAGGACACTGGGCGCATAGCCATTGCTGTCCAGCTTCTCGCCGTATTCATTTTGTGCCATATCAACGTCTCCTCCTGCGTTCAAAAGACTGCTGGGAAACCTGCTGCATAATCAGCTGAACCTTGTCCTGCACACCCTGCTCAGCCAGTACGTTGACAGGCTGCGCAGTAGCTGCGATGCGCCCAAGGGTCTGCGCCCGGACGCGCTTGATAAAATTCAGCTGCTGCTTGCGGAACTCTCTGTCCGTTTCCTCTGCGTCCCTGCTGCCATCAATATCAGAAACTTCCAGTTCCGGGGCTTGCATAGCCTCCGCAGCGCAGCGGCGCAGCTTTTCCATCGCAACGTCCATGCCGTCCTCATGCCCCCACTTGTTCAGCTGCTCATAGTTGGCATGGCTTTCCTTGCGCAGCCGTTCCAAGCGGTCTGGACCATAGTGCAGCACATCAATAACCGCCTTGGCGTAAACCTGCCAAGCAATTTTGGCAGCCCTGTCGCCAGCAATGCGGTACTGCTGCTCTTTGCGTCCACGAGGCAATCTCACCATCGGGATTCGGTAATCGGAAGAAACGTATCCAGCTAGCCAGCTTTCCCGGATGGCCTCTGCCTTGTCCTTGGAGGGTCTGCCGTAGGCATCCGGGGTCATAATGACTTCGGTGTTCTGGTTCTCCAACTCGTCAATTCTAGCTTTAATGCGCTCCAGTCTGGTTTTGCCGACACCGAACTCCTGATGCAGCGCAATGGTGGTGCACAAACCCACGATTTGTCCGACCGCCTGTCTGGTGTCGTCCATTTCGGTCTCAAACGGCTTTTTCACGGTTCAACACCTCCTGAATAATCCAGACCCGGCGGGAACCCCATCCAGACCAGCTTAGAGCCTCTGCATGGGTGTTTACCGCCACATCCAGCTTGTTACCTTTTACCGCGCCGCCAGTGTCCTGAACGACCCGGAGGCCTACGCCCTCGATATAGACCACTGTGCCGTATGGCAGAACGCTGGTGTCAGCAGCTACGGTCACACCTGGCTGCACCTTTGCACCGCTAGATGTGATGCCGTGCCCCTCGCCACAGATGTGGGCGTATTCTTCGGCGCAATAGGCCGTGCAGCTGAACGCCCCGGCGTATGTAAGGGTCAAATCGGTCTGGGCGTTCAGTTCTGCGGTCAGCTTGTCTACCTCGGTTTGGAGTTGGTCAATGGTTTCATCACGTTCTCCGGCCATGCGCTCCCAGTTGGATGACTTGCTGGCGTAGATATCCCGCTCGATTTCCAACTCGTCCACTCGCCGGGAGTAGGCCGTGCTTGTGAGAATGCAGCCAACCATCGCACACGAAACGCACACGATCAGGCTGCGGAATGGTCTTTTCGACCTCATGCCGTGCCACCTCCAATCTGTGCCGGGGCTGCGCCGCCGGGCAGAGCCGGGGGCTGCAAACTCTCAACCGGAGCATCCTGCACAGCCCGGTCGAAGCCCGGCCGGACGAACTGGCGCAGATCCGCGCTGCTGCGGCTGCTGAAAATCTCCGACAGGTCCGCCGGGGAGCCAGCCCAGCGCTGCACCGCCACCGGCAGGGCGGCGAAGATCTCCGCATTGCGCCGCTTGAAGTCCTCCCCTGTCAGCTTTCCCTCGGCGGTCATCAGGCCACCGTGGGTCTGGTAGTAGAGGTTGGCCTCAATTTTCCGGGCCGCTGTCGCTGCCTCTTTCCAGAGGTCGTTTGCTGTGGGTGCTTGCGCTGCCTGAATCTTTTTGATTTCAGCCCACCAGTCCACAAGCAACTGCTGTGGGAACCGGCAGACCTTCAACGCTTCGGTCAAAGCCTGCGCCGCCATCCAATCGGGAATGTCCTTCAGCGCTGCCGAGTATGCTTCCGACCGCGCCTTGCGCTGATTGAACGGAAGCTCTTTGCCGAAGTAGTTCTCGATTTCCAGCATCGCCGCTTTCAATCCTTCAACTGTCATTTAAGCCTCCAAAAATAAAGTCATAGTCCGCAGCAGCGGAACGGTTTGGCTGCTGCGCTGCTGTGTCACTGCTCTGGGATTTCCGTTTGGATTCCCATGCTTCAAAGTCGCCGGGTGTCCTGATGTTGTTCTTCTTCCAGCCCCGCAATATAGAATCAATGTAGTTCCAACGGTGAGCACCGTTCTTGGCACCCTCGGCAATCGCCAGCAGAATCATTTCTGTACTGAACTGCTCCCGCCAGCGCTGCAGGCTGTCCCGCATGATGGGTGGAAATGACCCGATGTTCTCCTCAAAGGCACGGACAATCTTTCCAAGGTCTGCATCTAACCGTGGGTCATGCGCGCGGTCGCCGCTGTCGTCATATATAACTATATTATCTTCTATATTATTGGGTCTAAAATTTGGACTAGGGTGGTCTAAATTTTGGACTACCCCCGGTCTAAAATTTGGACTGGGTAGTCTAATATTTGGACTACCCCGCAAGGATGCCCGATAATAGTTCCTTTTTACGCCGTTTTCGACCTCTGTACGCTTCTGAACAAGTCCCTTTTCCATGAGCTTTTCCAGTGTATTGAAGACCGTCTGCTTGCTCTCCGCGCCAAGCCATTCCTGCATATATCGAATGCTGCCTGAAAACTCTGTTTCGCCGTCTTGCGTAAAACCATAGATCATCGCATAGAGGTTTAGCTCATTTCCTTTTAGGTTCAACTCGGTTCGCATCCAGCCCAGAAGCATAACGTAGTTGTCTGGTTTCACCATCCAACCACCTCCTTACTGCGGTCAGAACGGCAGGTCGTCTGCATCATCAATGACCGAGAAATCGTCTGCTTCGCCCTGCGAGTATGCCGGCTGCACGACCTCCGGGGCCGCGTTTGCGCCCTGCCACTGCTGCCGCTGATTCTGGGTCGCAAAGCCCATCTGCTGGGGCTGCTGGCTCCGGTATGTTGCCGGAGGATTCGTCCCGCCGTCATCCACATAGCCGCTCTGCTGCTGACCGTCAGACTTCGCACCGGCAAAATAGATGTTGTCCACAACGAACTCCACCGCTGTGCGGTTATTTCCGTTCTTGTCCTGATACTGGCGGGTCTGGCAGCGGGCATGAACCGTTGCTGCACTCCCCTTTCGGAAATATTTGCTGACGAACTCTGCCGTCTTGCCCCATGCCGTGAAGGTGAGCCAGTCCGTAGGACGCTTGCCGTCCTGTCCGACCATGTCCCGGTCAACGGCCATGCGGAAGCTGGCAACCGTCTTGCCGCTCTGGGTGGTCCGCAGCTCCGGATCAGCGGCAAAGCGCCCTTGAAAATCACAACTGTTCAGCATGGGGAATCACCTTCGGTACTGTCTCCGGTGCCACGGGTGCGGCATCGGTCAGGGGGAACACATCCGAGTGCAGCATATTCATGAGTTCCTCAGCAAACATGCCTGCTGCATAGGAACCATCTTTCCTGCACTTGGAATAAATCATGTGCAGCTCCAGCCGGAGCTGGAAAAGTTCATTGTATTCCTCAAAAGGAATCGTAATCATTTCCATAGAAATGTCCTTTCCGGTCATTTCGACCATTCTTCTTTGTACCGAGCCAACTGTTCCGGGGTATCGGTCTGGATGCCCAGCTCTCTGGCTTCCGCGATCGTGCCATCTACCAGATGCGAAAACTCCTTCGTGTCCATCCGGTGCGTGTCCTTGTAAACGAAGTAACAGGCAAAATCCTTGCCGTTTTCCTGCCGGGTTTCGTAGAAGCGGACGTATTGGTAGATTTCCGTTGCGTCCACAGAAGCAGGGAGCTTGATACCGATCACATGGCCGTCCTTATCGCGGGCCAGTGCTCCATAGGCGACAACCAGCCGCCGTTTGACCTCGTCATCGCTTTCCCCTGTTTCGGCGGCAATTTTATTGCACAGGACATGGAAATAGGCGTTTGCTGACAGGCTGCGCTTGTTGCGGTGCTTCTTGATTTCGATATCCAGAAGCCGTTCCAGATGCAGCTTGTCCCACGTTTCCCGGAAATCTCCATCGACTTCCAGCGTGATGCGCTGCTTCCCGCCAAGGGTGAAAGCCATATCGACCAGCCGCCCCGTCATGTTGAACCCTCCTTGTCCTGATGGCAGTGCATATAGATATAGGCACTGTTCGGCCCCATGTTGGCATACAGCCAGTCATTGACCTTTGCCACGCTCATGTGGTCCCGCAGGACGCGCTTCTCGTAGATGTATTCGCCAGTCAGCTTTTTCTCTGCAATTTTGGCCTGAATTTCCTTGTCGTCATAGTTGGCTTCGACCATGTACAAGTCATAGTTCGGAGCCGAAATGCCGTTCAAGTTGTTCATGTCGGTGCAGTAAAACAGCTTTCTCCCGTCCAGCCAAATCTTCCATCCGCAGTTGGGCACATTGTGCTTGACTATGTGCGGAATGACGTTGCAGATGCCGTAGCCATACAGGTGTCCCGGCTCCAAAACGTCAATCTGCGCGATGGGCACTCCTGCGTCCACCAACGGCTTGCACAGCCAAGCACAACAGGCAAATCGGAGTGTCGGGCGGCTCTCGGCCAGCAAGCGGATCGTTGACGGTTTGAAATGGTCGCTGTGGATGTGGGTCAGCAGCACCAGCTTCAACGTCCGGCATTCTGCTGCCAATGCCTTAAATGAAACCCCGCAATCAACGAGGATTTTCTGCTCGATCACCACCGCATTTCCCTGACTTCCGGTGGATATGATGTTGTAGTTGATCATAACGAACTGAGGTCAACTACCGTTTCTACGGTCGTCGGTTCTCCCTGAGAAATATCTCCGTGCGGCAGAGCGCCCTGACCATCACCTACATCCGGTTTCCCGGTGTGCAGCTCCGGCTGTTCGGATGCGCCAGGCATAGATTCCGGCTCGGTGACGATTTCGCCATTGCCGTCCACCATAGACACGGTGTTGTCGCTCTCAAAGGCTTTGGCCATCTCGATGCTCATAACACCCCAGCGAGAAATAAGCTGTCGAAGCATGGTTTTCTTTGCCATGTCATCGAACGACTTATACCAAAAGGACGAATACTTCCACATTTCGCTCTCCGGGATTTTGCCAGCCAGCAATTCCTCGTACTTCTGCCGACTGAACGCCTTGGAGTAGGTATCTGCGTGGTTCATCATTTTTTCTTTGGACCAGTACAGCACCTTGCGGAAACCGTTCATGTACTCAAAGTAAGCCATGTAGCCAACGGTAGGTAACGCATCCCGCTGGTCATCGTCTTCGATGAACTGGAACTTGGGCTTGCCGGTCAGCGAATCTTTGCCGAGGTATTCCCCTTCCTTGATTTCCATCACATCGAGATCCGCATACTGACCGCTGCGCAATGCCAGCTGAACATACCCCTTGTAGCCAAGCACGAACGTGGCCGTGGTGATTTCCGGTCGGATCAGTCGATTGTTGCGGTCATACTTGGCTTTCTGCTTGAACGGGACCAGATAATACTGACCCAACTGCGGGGACGGGCTGAGGTTCAGGCTTTCGCCCAGCAGGGCACCGGCCAGAATCGTGCCGGCATCGCATTCCTGCAAAGCCGGGTTGACGGCTACCGCCGAGGTGATGCTGGCCGTAAAGCGGCGGGCGCGGGCCGGGTCGCGCAGGGTGTTGGAAATCAAGGACTGGTAGCCCTTGGTGGTGATTGCCACGGAGAACTTGGGCTTCTGCTGCGCTTGCAGCTGATTGTTAGAGGTTGCCATATTCAATACCTTCCTTTTCAAGATAATGCTTCAAACCGACGAGCTGGGCCTTAGTGCCCTTTGCGTAGAAGCGGGTCATAAAGATGGGTTCCGGCTTGGGTTGCGGCACCGGTTCCGGTTCAGGCTGCACGGCCATTTCCGGGTCTGCGGAGATTTCCTGCGCCGGTTCGGGCTGTTCTTGGGCCGCAGCCGCAGCAGCGGCGCGAACCTTTTCTGCGGCGGCTTCACGCTCCGCTTGCCGGGCACGGCGTTCTTCTTCCCGTCTGCGCTGTTCTTCCAGCGCCTTGTGCCGGTCATCCACGGCTTTAATAGCTGCGGGCAGATCGAGGTTCTTCCGGTACTCCACCATAACTTCCGCAGAGTTTTCCGTGGCTTCGATTGCAGCCACGTCGGACACAATACCGTCCACAAACGCCTTTGCTTGTTTTTTCAGGGCAGTTACGCTGTCACTCATGTTGACCTTCGGCCGGTAGGTCAAATCGTCCATCCAGTCAATGCCAGCGGCCTCCAGCAGCTCGTTATAATACTCCTGAACGGCATCCGTCTTTTGGGACACGATACCAGAAGTAACGTCCGTAATCTTCCGTTTCAGCTCTGCATCTGCGGTCTGGAACGGCACCGTCACGCACTCGCGGTAGACTTTCTCAAACTCGGCATACGGTTCAAGGATTTTGTCCTTGACAGCAATGCGCTGGGCCTCGTACTCCTTAAATTCCTTGGTCAACTGCGCACGGGCATCCTTGACACTCTTATAGGTCTGCTCGGTGCAGACCAGCGAGAGAGCTTCAGCCGTGCGCTGCTCAATGTCAGCCTTTACGCTATGCAGCCGCTCCACGATGATGGGCAGTTGCTGCAGTTCGATGACCTGCAATGTGGTTTCCTTTGCCATGTGGCATCCTCCTTTCACTTTTCAAAAACAACGGTCTTGCCGGTGCCCTTGTTCAGAAGCACCATGCCATTCGGGACATCCCGAACCCAGAGATATGCGGTGCAGTCCCAGCCGGCGGCAGAGAGGGCTTCCTTCTGCTTGCGGGTCAGCTTCTTTGCTTTCATGACATCACCTCCTTTCCGTGTACCGTAACGGTAAGGTCCATGGAGATGGTTTCCTGACAGCAGAAACCGTAGTTCCCGCCAGCGGCCGCCATGCGGGTTTTCTTGAACTCCTCAGCGCTGTACACGCCGGCGCAATTCAAGAATCCGGGAAACTTATCCGGGTGAACCATGCGAAATGCAGTACATGCAAGGTTGCGATTCGGAGCCCACACCTCAGTCCAGCCGCCACAATACGGATGGGAACCATCGCTGGCGTAGGTGAAGTAATATTTTGCAAGACGCATAAATCACTCCTTATTCGGGAAGCACTCAGGGACTTCCCATGCCTCGACCGCTTCAAGGCAGCGGTCACAGCCTACGATCGTGCCGTCATCGGCGCGATAGATGGTATCGCAGCGCTCATGGCACAGCGGACAGCGGGGTTCTTCCGGGTAGCCCGCTTCTTCATCGGTCGGGTCAAACGGAGAATACATCGCGCACCTCCTTCAGCACCTTGCCCAGCCAACGGCCAAGGCTATCGAAACAGCCGTAGTAGTCCAGCCAGCCCAGAACCCCGATGACCATCACGATCACACCAAACCACGCTGCCGGGCATCTGGCCGCGGCTTGGTCGGCATCAACGCCGTACAGAAACATAAGAAGTTCAGCCATTGGGACATCCTCCTTTCTTTCGTTGCTGGTAGGCCTCCCATGCGGCATCCAGCCTTTCCTGCCCGCCCGGCATGGCGATGATGTTGAGGTAGAGCCTCTTGCAGCCCCGCGCCAGCCGAGCGGTATCTTCGGGACTGATTTCGTCCAACCGGACGTGGATGTCGGTGTTCATCTTGGCCTCCCAAAGTCATAAGTAGGCAAATAGTCTACTTACTGAGCAAAAAAAATTTGCTCCATTTCCTCCGGTTCGATGCGAAGCAGTTCACACAAGCCCTTAATCTCAGGGGCAGTAAAATCGGTTTTGTTCCGAATTTTATTCAAAAAGCCCTGATAAGAAAGACCTATCTGCGCTGCGATGTACTTAATTTTGTAGCCGGAGGCATCAATCTTCGCTTTAAGCAAAGTCGCATTGGTCATAGTGTTTCACCTCGCTTTCCGTTCGGCGTAGACTGTTTGTCTACTTGGCATATAGTACCACCCTGTAGACCAAATGTCAACTATTTTTTTGAAAAAGCAGAAAAAATGTTGACCTTGTGCCTACGCCGTATTATAATTACTTCAGAAGATTTTTAGGGGGAGCAGAATATGACCATTGGACAGCGAGTAAAGGTTCGCCGTGAAGAGCTTGGAATGTCTCAGGATGAATTGGCAAAAAAAATAGGCTACAAGTCAAAATCATCTATCAATAAAATCGAACTCGGTTTTCGCGATCTCACTCAGTCTAAAATCAAGGCTATTGCAGACGCTCTCGATACCACGCCATCCTACATCATGGGTTGGGACGAGGAAAAAGAAGTTGAAAGTTCCCTAGAAAAAGTAAAAGCTGCCCTCGAACAAGAGGACAGCAAAACGGCTGAGATTATTAAATTGATTCTTGACTTGCCGGAGAGCAAGCAGGACGAGGCCCTAAACTACATTCGTTATCTTTCAGCGAGTGAAGGTAAATGATAAGCCGTTCCTTATCTTCTTCGGATAAAGTCGAAACAGTTGCAATAAGATTTAACAAACCGCTTTCATTCATTAAATTATCCCCCTTTCGTTAATTTGCTCCCGGAAGTGGCTCAAATATAACAGGCTGCTGCAACGCTGTCAGCGTTTTGGTGGATTTTTCCGTTTTTGATATGTAAAATGAGGTATTATGACCGGATATGATTATGAACACGCCGTCGCTGCATACCTGTTGCGAAACGGTTTTCACGATGTAGAAGTCACTCAAGCCAGCGGCGATTATGGCGTTGATATTGTCGCGTGGAAAGATTCTCTAAAATATGCCGTCCAGTGCAAATATTATACAAGCCCCGTTGGCGTTTCTGCTATTCAGGAGGTCGTTGCGGGAAAGTCGATGTACGGTTGCTCTGTAGCCATGGTCGTTACAAACAACGATTTTACTCCATCTGCCGAGGAATTGGCCAGAGCCAATAGCGTTATCCTCGTGCCGCGAATTGTAGAGCAACCAGCAATACCTAAAGTCCCTGAAATTCAGCATTCACGTCCACACCGCATTTTTCGTAAGGGTTTCATCCGACGAACTTTTAGGCAAAGCCTCGTTCCGCCTGAGCTATCCGTAAAAAGCATTGCTTTTTGGCTCATCCATACTTTGTTCTCTGTCACCGCTCTGATGGAATGGAGCGACAGTTGTAAAGCAGCTCCATCAATATCCAATTATCTTTCCGTTATTTTCATTCTGGCCTTCATAGCCTATCCCATCTGGATACCTATGTTTTGGCGATGGATTTGTAAGTCTTTTCGCAATTTTCTGGAATTAGTTCGGGACAAAATTCACACGGTAAAATTTCGCATACGCTTCAAAATCCGCAAAAAATTGAGGGAATTGAAAAAGAAGTAAGCATCTTTGATTGAAATAAAAAACGCCCACGGTGCTACCAACACCGCAGGCGTTCCAGATCAGCTTACCCAGAGGGTAATAACAGCTAACCTCACAGATGTTATTGTACCACCTCCGGGTAGGCTTGTCAAAGTGTACCTCGGAGGAAATTACAATGGCAAGAAAAAAGAAACAGGCAAGCGGCGATGCCGTCATCTATGCCCGCTACTCGTCCCACAACCAGAGGGATGTTTCCATCGAGCAGCAGATTGAGGCTTGCCGGAAATACGCTGCTTCGCTGGGTCTGAAAATCACCGTGACCTACGAAGACCGGGCAATCAGCGGCCGCACCGACAATCGCCCGGCATTCCAACGTATGATGAATGATGCTGAGGACGGGAAGTTCTGTTATGTGCTTGCATGGAAGTCCAACCGCATGGGCAGAAATATGATGCAGGCGATGGTGAACGAAGCTCGTCTGGTTGACTGCGGTGTCAAAGTCTACTATGCCGAGGAAGATTTTGACGACAGCGCGGCTGGTCGGTTTGCTCTGCGGTCGATGATGAATGTCAACCAGTTCTACTCGGACAATCTGGCAGAGGATGTTCGCCGCGGTCTGATGGACAACGCCAGCAAGTGCATCGCAAACGGAAAGCAGCCTTTCGGCTACAAGCGCGGTTCCGACGGAAAAGTCGTCTTGGATGAACCCGCCGCCGCAGTCGTCCGGGAGGTGTTCACGCGCGTCGCCTCTGGTGAAACCAATACGAGCATTGCCCGTGATCTAAACCGCCGGGGTATCAAAACCGGCAGCAATGGCGAGTGGAACAAATGCAGTTTTCACGGCCTATGCACCAATGAAAGGTATCGCGGGATTTACATTTACGGTGAAACTCGCATTGAGGGCGGTGTTCCGCGCATTATAGATGACCGCCTGTGGCACAAGGTTCAGGAGGCAATCAGGATGAGAAACCGAAGGAAAAACGGCCGGCATCGCCCCGGCGAAGATGATTACCTTCTGACCGGGAAGCTACGATGCGGACACTGCGGGGGCTACATGATCGGAATGTCCGGCACTTCCAAGACCGGAACCATTCATCATTATTACGCCTGCCAGAATAGGCGCGTGGGACGCACCTGTGACAAAAAGAATATTCGCCGGGATATCATCGAGCCAGCAGTTGCCCAAGCCATCAAGCAATATTGTCTGACTGATGATGTCATTGAATGGATTGCAGATAAAACTATCGAATACTGGGAAGATGAAGACCGAAAGCTTCAAATCACCTCTTTGGAGAATGAGTTAGCCGACATCAAGTCCTCTATCTCAAATGTGATGAAGGCCATTGAACAGGGTGTCATTACAAGCACGACCCGCGACCGGCTCATTGAGTTGGAGGCTCAACAGTCAGATTTAAGCGCCAAACTGAACTCAGCAAAAGAAGACCTCGTTCACGTTGATCGTAAAAACCTCATATCAAGCCTTTTGTTATTCAGGAACGGCGATGTTTACGACCGTCAGTATCAGGAAGACCTTTTCAACACATTTCTGGTCGCAGCCTATGTTTACGATGATGGCAACCGATTGAAACTGGTTTTTAATTGCTTCGGGGATAGCAATACCGTTGACTTGGATTTATGCTCCGACGAAAACAATGATAATTCAAGCATTTCAAACGAGGCCAATTGTGGAAATCTGTTCGCGCAAGCTCTGAAGCAGTCAACCAGGACAAAGCCATCCGATGAACAATCGGGTGGCTTTTCTGTTTTGTTTTCTGCCGATTTCACGCAGTGA